ATTTTAGTATATGTAAATATTCTTGATTATTATCTGTATTATCCTCAATGATTTGTAATGTCCCTTTAGGGCTTATTGAATATAAGATATAAGGTAATGAAAGTGGATTTAATTCGTCTTCATCCTTCTTAAGATCCAATTTACTATTCCTATATTCCTCATACCATTCATATGCATTCATTAATGCGTTCGATAAATTAGTGGTATTTTGAACCATGATGGTTCGTCCATCCTCAGTCAAAAAATAATAGGGATCTTTTAGGGAATGATATGCCTCCACTAATTTGGTGAAAATAACGGGTTTTTCTGGGAGGTATTTATTATTATAATAGATATTAAATGTTTTACTGGTAAGTAATATATCTTGACTCGTAGAAGGTAATTCAATAGTCGCCCCCACCAATACATTGGGGATGATTACTTCATCTCCTTCATATATTCCGGTAAATCGTTGTAAATGATCCACTAGTCTTTCTTTGAATATTTTTGAAGGAACGATAATTTTATATGAATCTATATCTATCATATCAGGGCAAATTTTATTCCAATACCTGAAAAAGTCTTCCTCAGTTTTGAGAAGGGGTAAAACGGGGTTAGTAATCCCTGAAATATTATATGAATGATTTTTTGATCCCACTTTAATCCATTCTTCAATGAATGGCTTAATTTTTGTTGCATTTAATGGGGTACTTGTAATGAGATACAATATATTCACTGCTTGTAAAAGATACCCAACTACATCCCTTTGATGGATAAGATTTGCTTCATTTTTATCCCCATCCATAATATATTTCACATAGGGTAAATCAATTTCCTTATTCTTTGAATTTTCATTGACTAAAAATCGTACAGGAATTTGTTTCTTTTCATCCAAGTAATAAATTAATTCTCCCACAATAGTGTATGAAGGGTCTTGTCCCACAATATCTAATACATCCTTTTTCGAATTGAATAGGGGTAAATCATCATGGGATTTATCCCATTCAGGAAGATTCAATGGAGCCATAGGAGGGCAAAGCATTGTCCCTTTTGGTTTCTTAAATACTAATCCTCTTAATTTACCATAACTATCCAATAATTGATGGGAATGGATTTCTTCTGAAATAGACAATCCATAATACAATGTATGAGCGTTTATAGTTTCAACTAATTCATTCTTAGTATTCATCGTCCATGTCTTTGTTTGGAAAAGTGATAAATAAATATCAAATAATCGATCATTGACTGAGGGTTCAAATCTAACTTGGATAGCATTTTTATTTTTAGTCATATCTGTACTCACAATCAGTTCGCATTGAGACCAATCCACTGAATCTTCCTTTTCATGCTGATAAATAACCACACATTGTGTGTTGGGAGTTTTGTGTCTTGCAGAGAAGTATTTTCCTCGAGGAAGACTCATGGAAATTTCCTCTCCATACCCTGTAAATACATATATATTCACTCCAAATAATTCTTCTAATGCTCGATAAAATAATGAGGGATCTAAAAACTTGTATGGATTTCTCAAAGATTCCATCCTATCTTTATTGGGAATATCATACATTTCTTGAGCTAATAATTCCGGATAAATACTAATAGTTCTTCTGAATTTTTGGGTATATTCCTCTCTCTTTTCGTCTGAGGTTAATTGCATATACCCTGGATCTTGTGTAGCGAATAATAAGCAATGCAAGAAAGAGGAAGGGCTATACACCATTCCATACCTAAAAATGAGATCAGTCTCCTTTGAGAGGATATCTGTTACAACTTTTGGAAGAGTTCCATTTCTTCTAAATCCCATAATTTTATTTGTTCTCAAGGTATGCTTTGATTTTGTTCCTCCCATAAGTACTTCCTCCACAGATTTATTCTCTACATAAATTTTATAAAATAATAAATCTTTTTCCTTGTATGGATCCTTATTGGTACAGCATGGGAGATAAGGAAAATCTTCCTTATTTTCCAAATTTTGATTGGGTATAATTGTTGGAAATGGGTATTTAGGGTCATCACAAACGAATAGATATTTTGTTTCGGGAGGTTTAGGGAATTGAAGGACGTGCTTATATTGAGATACTTCAGAGGGTTGGATAATACTTGGTTGAATTTTTGATTGGCACAATCGAGCGTAATTATTTACGATAACGTCCGGGGCTTGCTTTTTAAGTAATTGATTTTTGCTCTGTTGAGAGATAGGTTTTTCTATACGCTGACTTTTGCGTTGTTGGAGGGATGAATTGGTGGATATATCTAAATATTTCTTAAATTGATTCTCTGTCTTTGTTCTATTCAATAAGTAATATCTAAATAATCGTTTAAGAATTTTGATAAATAATTCAACCGTGGTTAAATCTCTCGCTCTAGTCACAGTAATAGATACTAATGGAGTTCCTGATTTTAGGTCAGTCCTCATTGTAACTGTTTTATTCGCATTTTCTATAGGGACGGGTTGACCCTCTACTAGGAAAGTTTGATTTAATGTGGCATTGACGGAGGATCGACTTATTCCCTCCTCGGAATCCTGGGATCCCTCTTCTTGAGGTTGAGCGGATTTAAAATGGATAGTGAATCTCTTTTTAGTTGCGACGGAGGTAATAATTTCATCAATGAAGAGATAGATACTCATTAAATCATCATTTAATATCATATCTGATAAAGAATATTCATATAATTCTACGCCATAAATATTAAATTCTCCATTAATCTTTTTCTTTTCTGAGGAAATAAATTCTATATTGGAAAATGTCATTCTAATTCGTTGAATGAGTGTTTCTTGATCCAATTCTTTAGCGATTGGTACTTCCAATTTGAGAATCATTTTATTGAGATCTAATTCCAGTAAGGTATAACTTTCTCTCGTTTCCTTTACAGAAGAAGATGATGGATTCTCCTTCTCAATCCATAAGGGAAAATACCAATGATTTTGGAATAATTCATCTATATTTTTTGGGAATAATTTCCAAGCTCCATTGGATACATTCGGGGATACTTTAGATAGAAAGGAATCTTTATTTCCTATAATGGGTCTCATTGAGGGGGTGGAATAAGGGTCGTAAGTGGAAATAATCCAAGGAATAAATTCACTTAATTCAGCCATCCTAAATTCAATTAATAAATTCTTTGGTAATTTTATCTTGTATTCGTATCTCTCACTGTTTATTATTAAAGGTGAATTATCTAATGGTTCCAATGTATCCATGAATGCTTGACTATTCACGATTGTGGATACTAATTCATGTTCTTTTATAATTTCTCTCCTATACCCTTTCAAGTATCTAAAGTAATCTGAATTCATATAATCCACATTCTTAAATGTGGGTAATTCTTGCGAATCCAAAAATTTATTCATTTCTTCTAATAATCTATCCTCTTGAATATAATCCCCATATTGCTGAATAAAAATGAATACCCATTCAATCGATTCAATTTGGAAATCATCTACATACTCATCGTATACTTCGGACAATAATGCTGAATCTGGATCATTATTCTTTTGATTATTCGCCAATATAGAATACACAGATGAAATTTCCTGTGTATCCTTATCTATATAAATATATCTACTAGGTACTTGATTTTCTACAGCAATTTTAAGCAATGTCGTATAATCATTATCGAATTCATTCGTTGATGTATCAAGGGGGGATAGATTTAATTCAGGTAATTCTTCCTGGACATATTCTTCCTCTGGATTTACTTGTTGAATATTTCCTTTTAATCGATCCCTCTTAATCTGTTTGGGTGGCATATTTTTAATAATTGATTGAATAATTTATTTGAGTATATTTCATATATAATCCAATATGAAAAACGTTATTTGTAACATATTTATTTTTTTAGTCCTTGTAGCCTCATCTATTGTATTGGGGGTGTATACTCTTCATTATTTATCTCTCCCATATAGTAGTTCCGGATATGTAGTAAATGCTTTCATATCAAAAAAATGTTTATATGGGCAATATAAATACCCTATTCCAAATGATGAATGTCCTACCATTGGTCCTACAACAGATATATTCCTAATTACTTGTAATGTTCTTTCCCCTTTTCCCAATGGAACATTTCAAGTATATCTAGATACATTTTATTGTGTTACAATTAATGAAATTCCTTGGTTTTTTTCCAATCCAATATCCCCTATATTTATCATAGTATGTGGACTATTTTCAATCGTATTTTTAATGAATTCATTGTCTCTATTGAAAAATGAACGAATAAATAGAAGACTTATCAGTCCGGATGAAGAATCATCGAATCTCCCCCCTCCCTATGCTAGTTTAGAATCGCATTCTCATCCCCCTAATGATGATATACCCCCCATCATACAATAGATTGAATGATGAATCGACTAGTGTCTAGGATTTTTTTTCGCTTTAGTTTTTGGCTTATGCTCTGGAGGGGATAAGTAGTATAGAATTTTAAGGGTGTTTTACTTGAATTATTAATGATATTATGGGGTGTATTAAATGGGACAACAAACCCAACCCCGGGGTATATATCAAATTCATCATCCCCTACAACGGATACTCCATTCCCTGAAACGACATACACAAATTGTGTTACATGAGGATGACTTTCCATACCCACTTCATCGTTTGGTTCAATGGACATGAGCACTACTTGGAATAATTTATCCGTATAAATAACCCGTCTGAAATAATCATTTTCTAAGGTAGCTTTTTTTAAATCTATATGCATTATTTTTATATAGATTTAATTTTTATTGAGGAATTCTGTGTGATACTAATACAGATCCTGTCGTTCGATAGTATATATTTCTAATACGGTTAAATATTTGTACTTGAGCCATAAGCATGATATTTGTGAAGATAGTCATTCCGATATATTCATCCGAATCATTCCCAAAGGTGAGTAAATACGCCTTATCAAAAACATAAATAATCACAGCATCAATAACTAATTGGAGAACCAACCATAGAAATGAAACTAGTCCAGATTCTTCTGGGACATTCGTATTTGGAATTAAATGAGCTACAGTCATTCCAATGATTAATCCTAATAAGGCAAAAAATATAACTTCCGCCATTACTCGTACGATGGGTTTAGATAAATTTTTTCTGTGTTCATCATCTAATACAAGCATTTACTATCTATCTTTTTTATAAATTGAATAAAAAAATTATTACTTATATAATAAATAACATAAACAATGTTGCATGTCTTTATAGTCATCGCATTGGACCCTAAAACGGGGGAAAATGTTATTTTTGGACTTAATGCAGAAAAAACACCAAAAATGTTATATGAAATGTTGGAGTATATGTCCTCTTTACAAGGGGAAAATCCCCATGTGGAGGATTGTATTCTCTTGCAAAGTTTGGTAGATAAATATGCATGTCGAATAATAAGTATTTCATTAGAATTTGATGCATATATTTCTTTGAGAAAACGCCAAATGGGGTTTACCTGTTATTTCAGTTCGTTAATTGGAAATTATATCATTGAATGGCCGTCTGGATTATTATTGAATCCATTTAATATTGGTCAATATATTACCAGAAAAACATTTTTCATCAAACTCAATCAAGGAGTTTGTGATGCTAGTAAATAAATCATAATAAAAAAAATATGATTTATTGTTTATAAATAGTCCATCCAGAATCATCTGGATCTTTTTTGGAATAGAAAGTCATTAATCGTTCGAATTTATTTGTTGAACCATATTCATCATCAATTTTCTTTACCAATTCTTGCGTGACAGGTTCAGAACGGATAGAGAATTTTTCTTTGAATATTTCTGCGGTAGAATCATCTACAACATTCTTGAATGAATCAGTGAATTCTTTTTTTCCAGAAATAATCCATTTTTGACGATTTCCTTGGAACCCCATAAATGAATAACCCATGATGGATTCTGGGTTTGATGAATCGATATAAATATTAATATGTTTATCCGCAATAGCTTGTTGAGTTTTATTCCATAATTCCTTTAGAGAATTATATTCTTTAACAAGAGGTTCATCCTCCCCAATAAATCCTTGAATGATACTGATACTAGTTAATTTTTCGTATAGCTTTAATTTTGACCAATTTTCTTTGGTGTTTTTGAGAATGATTTTATGCTCATCACTTAGATATGTTCTTGATTCTAAATAGGATGAAAGAATATCTTCCATTTTATTATTTAATAGGAATAGTTTTTAAATAATAAAAAATGCTTGCTAGTTTAATTATTACCTATTATGTAGTTTATGGAATAGTTATATGGTGCATGACTAATCCATATCCTTCTCTCCCTATTGAAGAGCAATCAAGAAGATTATCTCCCGAAGAAATAATTCAAGCAATGAATGAAACTCAATAAATACATATCATATGACCTTTTTTATTCTTGTATAATCCAGATGTAGATTCATAACAATAATGCATATTAAGATTTGGATCAAAATATGTATCTATTTTTGGTTCATAATATAAACCAATTTTTTTATCATAATAATAGGTATGTTTTGGTGTATGAACTCTAGTTGATTTTGGAGAACTGAATACTGTTGATGATGTATTACTAGTATTTAATTTGCGGATAATACTCATTAATTGACTAATATCATTCACGGATAATCCAGTTCCTTGATTTCTTAAAAGAAAAGGCATAGGAATTCCATTATTTTTTGCTATATGACTATTGATATTATCTTTATTATCATCAATCAACATAATATTACTAGGTAATATATGATGTCTTAAAGCGAATAATTCAATCATTGAATTTTTATCATCCGGTAAAGGTGAACCATCCCTTCCCCCAAATTCCTTTGGGGAAAAGATATTAATTAATGGAAATCTAGGGTTCCCATTTCTATTTCTGAAAGAAAATTCACTTGCTTTATACACACATTCTTTATCACCAAATGTAGCAATACCATAAGAGATCCCTTTCTCATCTAATAAATCCAATAATTCATTTAAATATTTAGATCCATCAGAGAGAAAATCAATCGTATTAATTCCTTCATGAATAAATGATTCCTTAGATGATTCATTCATACAATAGGTTAAATATATATTTGATTTTGTTAATGTATTGTCAAAATCAAACAATATACCTTTTATAGGATCCAAATGTTTATTACTATTAATAGTTAAAGGAGGTAAATTGATTTTTCTCATATTTTTATTTATTATGTAATAATAAATTAATAAATTATCAATATTCATCCACTGCATCATATTCACCCGTATCTTCATCATAGGTATAAAATCCTAAATCTTCTGGATCAAAATATAAATCTTTTTTTTTAGAATAATAGTAATCATTATCTTCTGTTGGATTATAAAAATCACCCTCTCCATCCACAAAATAATCTCCATCATAGACATATATCAAATCAGGGTCTCTATAATATTCAGTCTCACCATTTTCATCAATATATACCCCTTCTTCTTCATCATCTTTCCTATCAAAAAAGAGATCGTATTTATATAAATAATACTGATCTTTAGTATCATTATAATACATTCCAGAATGTTTATCATAAATATATACATTTCCTTCAGGATCAATCAATGGCATTTTTTTAATTGAAAAAATAATTATTTTTTTATAGATATACGAAAAATGTATAATTGTGTAAATATACTGAATGAAAATCTTAAAAGTAACAATAGAATAATCATCGATCCTATGTATAAATTTTTTGACTATGATTATTATGATACTGAATTAAGTTTCATCATTATTTCTCCATGGCTTTATTCATTGTATAATTTTATAAAAAATAATGAAGAACATCAAGCAGAAAATTTAATTAACCAATACAATACAAAATTAGATCAAGACTATGAAAATGAATTCCATGAGTATTTGAAAGAAATGGTTATCTATAATGCAACTTTAAAAGATCCTCCTATTAAACAACCCTATCTTACCTATGAGGATTTGTGTATTATTATTCATCAAAATTGATTTAATAAATAAAAAATTTTTTATTTATTAACAATAAGGGAAAAAAATGGAGAATATCCAGTATGCTCCCAAGAAAAACCGTACAATGACGTTCGTTCAATATGAAATCATCAAGGATACTTTCCAAGAAGGTTTCACTATTGAAGGCCCTAACGGAACCCAAGTAAAGCACGGTCAATGGATCACCTATGATCTTTTCAAGGGAGTGATTTCCATGGAAAAATACGATGAAGGGACGAAAATATAACTCTTTTTCCCATTAAGGGTATTTTTTTCCTATGCAAAATTTATAAAAGAAATTTTTATAAATTCTCCCCAAACAAAATGTACGCAAAATTATTCTCTTCAATTGGGAAATACTCACTGTATATACCCTCAGTGGAGCAAAAATTGAATCATTCTTCTACGCAAAAAAATTTTTGTGCGCTAATTTAATAATTTTAATCTTTTATTTATAGGGTTAGTATATTCTGTTATGATATTTCTGAAAGAAATTTTTATCCTGAATAGGCAGTATAAAATAATTTTTTCGAAAAATTTCTTATCCAATTCTACCCCTCGATTATTCCCTTCTAAACATTTGAATACAGGTTGTTTCGCTATTAAGAATGCGCATTGTTGATGCAAGAGAACTTCTTTGGGGATATAAATAATTTCCAATTCTCCCTGATGAATCATTCCCAAAAATCTTACATAAATAATCATTAAATCGCATGTAAAATAAAATTTTTCGATAAATTCATCTCTTTTTTCTTTATTCACCGTCCATATAATTTTTATCCCATTTCCATTATTATATTTATTGGATGAATGTTTGATGGAAATCTTTTTTTTATTCACGATAACATCTTCATGGTTTTGATTATGGATACTATAATTCACTTCCAATGAAGGATTATTTACTAAAGAAGCGATGATATCCCTTTCTCTTGATGATCCTACTTCAGGGGTTAATCCATTCGCTCGAGAACATTCAATTTGTGATGATTGATAGAGTGAAATTAATCCTTTTATATTTCTTATATATTGAAAATGGTTAAATAAAGGATTATCAATACATGTTTTTATATTTTTTATAGTAATATATCCTTCTTCCTCTTCTTCCATCTAAAAATTTTTTAATACATAACTATCGATTTTAAATATTCAAAACGCATATAAATAAATAAATATTTTATTTATAAATATTAATTAAAAATGTGGTGGATTTCACTACTGTCTCTTATCGTATCTTTAATTGTTCTAGTTCTTGTTGCTTTATTATACGCAAATACACAAAATTCAGGAACAGGAATTTTTTCTAAAAATATAGATACTACTATTACATCTTCTAATACTGATAAGGACATTGAAGGAGTTCCTTCTTATAAAGAACCAACATCAACCATTAAAGATAGCACAAAGAATTATGGCTATATTTATATCCAGAATACTGGAAATTCAACGACTGCACCTGTAGAAGTACATGCCTATGATACTAATGGCAATGAAATTACTGCATTAGGAACAGTTGATTATCCAGACGATCATTCATACTGGAAATGGTCCATTGATAATGCTCAATTTGGATATTTCACATTAAATGGAGATGGATACACTACTAATACCATTCTCACATCCGAAGTAAATAATAATGTCCATGAATTTACTGTACTCCCTGGATTAAACGATTATACTAATTAAATTTATTTTTTTTATATAAAAAATGTTAAAACAACAAACGATTATTTTCTTTCTTTTTGTTGCATTATTAATTACTAATTTAGCTCTTTCTTTATCTCTCACATTCGCTGTACCAGTTAATACACCTAATCCTTTAAACTATATGGTTGAAGAATTAAAGCCACAATTGTCTGTATTTATTGCTACGGGATTAGCAGTAATTGTATTGGATCTATTTTTACTTATTTATTACCCTGAACCTATCTCTTTATTACCCCCATTTACATTGGGAAGTATTTTTGGATTTTTAGCGCCTATTTTATTCGTGAGTTTGTATTTCGTTAGAAGGAGTTATTCTGCTGGAGGAGGAACATTCGATTTCTTTGATATTATCCCACTCACATTTATCACTGTAATTTTTTATACAGGAATGGCGATCATTAATGCGATCGCAGAAAATATTAAAGCGGCTAAATCAGGTCGAATTACTCCATAAAAAAATTTATTATTATTAAATAATAATAAAATGAATATACAAGAACAAGAACAAGGGAAACTTATTAGTATTCCTTCAGATAATACATTTAAGGCAGTTATGTATTCTCTAGCATCAATAACTACAGTATTTGTAATAATTATATTTGGTGTGTTAATATATTTCTCTGTAAATAATATCATTACACAAAGAAGGAATCAACCTCTTCCAGAAGATGACCCATCCTATTTTTTGGGGTATGATCCCAATTTATTTGTCACTCGAAAGTCAGGAAAATTACAAGCTACCTATTTAACCAATTGCTTGGAAGGAAAAGAACCTTCCTGTTATTTCCAAAATCCTACTACTCCCTATTGTAGTATCAATTTTTTATACCCAATTATACCTAATTACAATAATCTATCCATTAATGCATCTATAGCTATATCCACATTTACTCTAATACCAAATGAATTGGTTATTTTATATGGTGAAGGTATCCCTGATTTTACCTATTGGGGATTTACTCCCTATTTAGTAAGTGATGAAGAATATTGTAATGGGGAATTATTACTTGCTTCTATTGCAGATACAGCGAATAATATTAATACTCAATTTACTAAAAATAAAAAATTTGTAATAATTTTTGGTACAAATACTCAATTAATTACCCAATTTAAATCTTCTATTGATCCTTCCTTTGAAGTTTATTTGGTACAATTTCCATCATTCAGTGAAAAAGGAAGATTACTTATTGTTGGAAGAACAGCTATTCCTGTAAATCAAGAAGAAGCGGATGCATTCTATAGAGATACAAAAATTTATGGAAGTATCATACAATATTATAAAGAAGTTAATCCATCTTATACAGTTACTTCACCCACATTTATTCCAAGAAATTCATTCTTTAATGAACATACCGAAGGTCCAACAGATACAGTCTTTGAAGCTGAATCTGATTTATATCTCACTCAAGTATTACAAACTATTCCTAGCGATTATCAATATGTCCATGAATTGGAAGTGGATTTATTCCTTTCATCTATAAACTATGATAATGGATATGATTGTATAGAAAATTGTGTTTTATGCCAGATCGACAATAGAGATACAGTTTATACCTATTCAATTGTTCCCTATTTAATTACTCCCAATCAAGATATTGTTGTTATCTTTGGAGTAAATCATTCTATACAGGGAAAATCATTATACACCAATGTATCCGTATACAATTACGATAATGATTCGGGATTAGTATCAGAAGAATTCCTTTCAACTGATTCCCAATTCTATAATTTTATCATCAGTCCAAATCCTATAACTGTTCCAGAGAATACAGATACATATATCCTCCCTCCTAATGTGGATAAAATTATTGTGGGTGAAAGAGCATACATACAAACTATCGGACCTAACGGAAAAGATAATTCAGGAATTAGCTCTTCCTATGATACATTAATTAAACCTAGAGTATGGGTTATTTCAACTATCCCCAATCCTCCAACCTATGAAATTACAAAAACAAATCATATCAACATGTATTTATAATTGGTTCCATTTGAATATACTTATTTACAGAATTACTATCTATATAGATAGATAATTTAATTGTGAGGCTATTTTCAATAATGAAAATATTCATTAATTTATATTCTATATAGATATTTGATTTAATAGTATCAGGGTATAGCATACCCCAAGATTTATTTATTATATCTTGTACAGATACTTTTTTTTCCTTAGGAAAGTTCCAAGATTTATTTCCATAATTGGAAGAAATAAAGGTAAGTTTATTCACATTTTTCCAATAGGAAGAAGAAGCTATTTCTTTCAATTTTTTTGTACTATTTTCTCCAATTAATGTAACTAAAAAAACATCTCCATATATATTATCAAAGAATGCATTAAATTCTTTACATAAATAATTTAAATCATATACATCCCAATCGTATATATTATATATTTTAGCTGAATTGACCCATCCTTCTTGTGGAGAATAAAATGGGGATAATATTTTTACTAAAGAAAATAGTTCCATCAAATAATTATTATTTTTTAATAATTATTTATTTAAATATTCAATAACCCTATTCGCCAATAATTGATTCTCTTCTAAGGTTCTAAGTCCTATACCAATCACTGTATACCCCAAACTATCCTTTACTGAGATATGGTATTTATGAGGTTCAACCACTGGTTTTTTTGTAATATAAAATTTGATATAATCATATACATAAACATCCTCAAAATCATGGCGTTGCCTATACGAAGTATAATCATCGATATATTTATTATTTTTCATTAATAATATATAATACATTTTTTTATTAAATGTATTATTATTTTTTTAGCGGAGAGGAGGACTATTATTTTCCTCATATTCATTCATTGGTAATACTTGATTGAATACTTGCTCTCCGAGATCATGAAACATGTATTCATACGAACGCTCATATCTTTCATTTGAAAGATAATAGGAATCCATAAATCCTTGTCGGTAATCCTGATGGTTGGAATAGGGGTTGTTGATAATGAGCAAGTACTCTTCAACAACCCATCCAAGGCTGCATTGCTCGATTAAATTCATGATCTCTTCATTAGTGAGAAGAGTAAAATGATTTCGAACGCAAAGGCGATCAATGTCTCTTGTGCAAATTGCCATCATCCGATCAAATCGGTATTGGATCGAACCGTGGAGGAATCCCTGATTGTATTCGTGAGGATTATCCATTGTTTCTATTTATGAATTAATATAAAAATAATATTTAATTTCAATTTTGATATAATTGAAATTAAATATTATTTTTTTTGTATATAAATAACACTAAAATCATGGATCGAGCTATTAAGGCTGATGATTTTGAAGAGGTTGAGGATTTGATGAATTCTGCATACTATGAACGTATGTATACTTCTTCAGAAATTAACCATATGAAATTAGTCAAATTTTATTTGAAGCATAAGAAAGATATTTCCCCATTTATTCGATCTGCCTCATATAATGGGCATATAAATGTAGTTAAATTTATCCTTGATAATGGAGGAGATATCCATTATGAGGAAGATATAGGATTGGAAATGGCGTGTGAAAATGGAGAATTAGAAATGGTCAAATTCCTTGTATTACATGGAGCAGATAAATCTAAAGGATTCAAAACAGCAATCACTTACGGGAGATATGATATAGTAAAATTTTTCGTAGAAAAAGGGGTAGATATTAATTTAGATGATGGATATGCCATTCGTGTGGCGTGTTATCAAAATTATCGTTCTATGATTTACTATCTAGTTGAAAAGGGAGCGGATATTCATTCGCAAAATAATTACCCTGTCCGTATCGCTTGTTCTGAAGGATATTTAGATTTAATAAAATACCTTATAGAGCATGGAGCGGATATATATACAGAAAATCAAGGAATTAATTCTGGATTATGTATGGCATCCATTAATGGACATTTGGAAGTGGTAAAATATCTAGTAGAAGTATTAAATGTGACTATAAATGATCTATCTTTCCGTCTAGCTTCTTTTTACGGCCATTTAAACATTATTGAATATTTCGTTGAAAAAGGTGTAGATATATACACCCATAATGAGGAAGGATTTCTCTGGGCGAATTATTTCGAATATAAAGATACCACTAAAAACATTACTCTATTCAATGATGATTTAGACTATGAATGTAGCGTGTGTTTGGAAAAAAATATCAAGCCATATATCAAATGCAAAAATAATCATCCTCATTGTTTTGAATGTATGAAACAAGTATGGAAAACAGATACACGATGCCCTATTTGTCGACAATAAATTAATTGATTTATTATTAATTAAATACTTAATTAATAAAATGGCGTATATTTTTTCTTTGTATGAAACTAAAAAAACAAAGAAATTTATAGCTAATTTTTGTAGGGATATTCCATTGAATGATTATGAAAATTACAAAAAGTATTACCCCTATAAGATGGAGGATTCTAATAATCTTCATCAAGCTATTTTAGATGCTTATTATACAGAATCCATTCATGGAAAAGGAATACCTAATACTATTGTAAGTATTTATTCTGATACAGAGGATATCTCAAAAAATAGAGATATAGATATAACACATATTATTGTTCTTTTTGAATCAAATACTTCCTCCTCTTAATCTCAATACTAAATGGAGAGTGCTTTCTTTTTGAATATTATAATCTTGAAGGGTTCTATCATCCTCTAATTGTTTTCCTGCAAAAATTAATCGTTGTTGGTCTGGTGGTATACCTTCCTTATCTTGGATCTTCGCTTTCACATTTGAAATAGTATCAGAAGATTCAACTTCTAAAGTAATCGTTTTACCAGTAAGAGTTTTGACGAAAATTTGCATTTTTAATATAATTAAATAATTTTTTTTATTTAATTATGTCCTATTTGTATCACATTCATATATAGTATAAAAATTGATTTTTTTATTTTTATAATTATAAATTATAGACACTAATGGCAGAAGTATCCATGGACGTCAACAATCTTTCTGATGATCTCGTTTTTGAAGAAAATGAGATAGACGAATACATTGAAGACGACTTCACTCCTTACGATGTCAAAGACGATTATATTGTCGATGACTATGAAGAGGATAATTCTTTCCCTTACAATCCATATGAGTATGGAGATTATGGGGGAGAAGACTTCTACCTCGAAAATGAAGAATAAATTTAAAACAATTTAAATTTTTTATAAATAGGGAAAAAATTCTTCCATAATTGGATAATCCACAATTAAATCATTAATTTCATCATAATAGTGAATAAGATCAGGCCATTTTTCTTTGGGAATTTCCCAAGGCTTTTCTGCACCAAAGAATGTAATTATTCGAGGATTTTCAATAGATTCATCCCATGAGATTGAAATATCTCTATAAGGTAAACTATACCATGAATATCCTTCATGAAGCATAAATAATGTAATTGAAATTTCATCCACGCCAGAATAACATTTCAACGAAGGAGCTAAATCAGTAAAAGTTTCCTCTATAAAATTTATATAGCGATTCATCCCACCTGTTGGAAGAACAACTAAACTTCCATTTAAAATAAATCCCCTTTTAGTAAGAGCATTTTCAATAAGGTATTTGGGAATGACGACTCCCCGTTTATTGGAGAATTTTTCAAAAAATTTAGTATATTGAGCAATACTTTTGAAGCAGGCTGAAGGAACCTTATTAAAAAGATTATCTAAATTATTACCAGGTAATGGTAAATTATCTGCATCCATAAAACATACCGCTTCATATTGCGTTAATCCCAAACATCTCCATTTAGTATAACTATATTTAATCCATGGAGAATACCGTGATTTTTGTACATCAGTTTGTATAGCAGTAAATGAAGGACCAGTAATATAATCTACATGAACGACATGGTCATACAATTTTTTTAATGCAGATATAGACTCTTTAGTAAGAGTTCCATCATGCATAACAACTAAATCGTAACTAGTAACTTTTCTCAATGCATGGGCTAATACTAATGCTCCTGGGACATATCTATCTCTTTTAAAATTTTTACTTACATTCATTACTAATGTTACAAATGCATATTTTGACATTTTTATAATAATGAATGAAATATTTATTATTTATCATTTCATAATAAATAAAATGAATAAAGAATTTAATCCTGAAAGATACCAAGGAACATGGTATGAATTAGCTAAATACCCAAAATTATTTGAAAGGGGATGTGAAATGGCTGTAGCAGAATATACGTATAAACCAAGAAAGAATGGATTGAATGTTATTAATAAATGTTATGCATATGTCGATGGGAAATTAAAAAAGATAAGACAAGTCCATGGATTCGCTACTATCACGGATGAACCTCATAATTTAAGCCTAAAATTTGATAATGTCCCCTTTTCATCTACCTATACGGTTGTATGGACGGATTATGATAATTATGCTCTTGTTGGAAGTCCTGGATGGTGGATATTTGGGAATTTTTGGCTTCTTTCTAGATACCCTATTATTGGAGAAAAAGAAATGAATCGTTTATTGAAATTAGCAGAGAAATACGGATTCGATAGAGAAAGGATCGTGATCAATGATAAAATTGAAATTTAAAAAAGTTTTATTTAATTATTAATAATAACAAGCAATCATGTTCAAGCAAGCCAAGTGCGTCGATTGTGGTCGTCTCAACAATGTTGAGAGTGATACTCGTATTACTCTTTGCTGGGCGTGCGACATGGATCGTGAAATGAGTCAACCAATTCAATTCACCAAGACTGCAAAGGGATTGTACGTATGCAAATCGTGCAATTTCAACCAGCCTTCATTGATCCTTGGACGTGAATGCAACATTTGCCATATCTCGGGTCGTGTGGAGAATTCCACGAAAGCAAAGATCTGAGATCCAAATAATATAAATCATTATATTATTTCAATCATTCCATGTATAATGTTTATCAAACCATAGATAGATTAATTCATAATTTTTACTAAAAAAAATTTTACGAATAATAGCAATATTATTTTTTACTATTTTTTGTAAAAACGTTAATTGTGAAAAAATTTCAATAGAAGACATATTTAATACCATGAAATGTAATTTATGATTATTCCATCGATAATCTAATTTAGTATCTTTAAATCCAAACTTGGTATAATAAGGGACTAAACTCTCCTCACATTCCAAGCTTATTTTTTTGTATGTTTTAGTAAGAAGTAAAAGTAATTGCTTACCTATACCTTTTCCTTGAACATTTGGATTAACACCAAGATAATCCAAATGATAGATAGTTCCATAGTTACAAATCAATGCAAATCCTTGCATATCTTCCAATGTATGTATTAAATAATAATCATTCCTTAATCGTTTACGTAATTCCTTTGCAGGAATTCGCAAATGTTTAGGAAAAATTATAGGGAATAGTTCTCGAATAGTAGTAATAGTAAGATCCATGATTATTCATCTGTCATCATGACTCTTTTATTTAAAATAAAAATTTATTTTAAACGAAATTATTTCTTATGAATCCAGTAGATTATGCTAGAGATTTTCTTGATTAAATAATGTAAAAAATATATAATTGAATTATAAATTATTTATATTTATAATTTATAACTAGTATTTCTGTCACAATGGAACTTGTGCTTGAAAAAAACTATACTGCAATTAATGCGCTTTTGTCTATGTCCCAAAAACCAATTATCCCAGCTCTAGCTGGTCTTTGGATTTTGTTACATAAAAGCGAATCGATTAATAAGTATGAATTCCTAGCATTTAGGGCTAAGACAGTCAAAGCTATAAGCAAGTACATGGATACAATGCATTTATACGAAGTGGAAGATCGTATTAAAAGAGTGAAAATTCTTCTAGAAGGGTCTATGTTCAATCTACAGAATCTTCCTATGATTTTCTATTGCATTACTAAGAAGAAATTACTTTTCATGAGAACTTTAATAGAGAAATACAATTATTTTTCTCCCTATTATTCTAACGAAGAACCATTCATCCAAAAGATGAAATCGGTGGCATATATTGGAGATTTTGTAGAATCAATTTCTACAGGTGAAATTCCACGTTTAATTAAGGATGATAATAGTAGTGCTATTACTACTAATACTAAATCCAAACTATAAAAAAATATTTTTTTTATATTTTAAGTCATCGTCAAGACCCTTTCCAAGTATATCTTAGAGGAACTTATTCTCCGTCAAGACCTTTTCCAAGTATCTTAGAGGAACTTCTTCTCCCTCCCTTATCTCGGAATCCATATAAATCTTGAACTTGTGATTTTTGGGACAGACGATGACTCTCCATCCAAGGAGGTGATGTTCATCCTCTTTTAAGAGGGCTGCAGTTATCCCATTTGAGAAAACAACTGCATTGCATTTGTAACAAATCCAAAAGAATTTCGTTCCCTCAGGAATATCCACGGACGTAGACATCTTGAGACATATTAATTAATTAAATATATTTTTTTTAAAAATTCAATTTCATTATTCATATAATACTTCTTCTTCCTCTTTTTCATATACAATTTCATTTCTATTATCGAATCTGGAAAAGGCGATATTATTATTCTCCATAATCCTTGAAAGAGTGGATTCGTACCATTTCTTTGTCCCCTTTCTAAGCCCTCGTTGATCTTCAGGCAATTTATTGAGTTCTCTACATAACTGGCTCACGGTCAAGTCTGGTTTTTGCACACGCAATTTCTTGATATATTCAATCATAGCTTGCTCTTTCTCATCTCGTTCGAAAGGAAGGTTCTTTCCCACGAATTTGAACCCATATCTAGGGCGATGCTTGAGCTTCCCTTGCTCTTGAAGATTCTTCATTACCGCACTCACTCGTTCTCCTATCTGTTTAGATTCCATTTCTGCGAAACTAGCAATAAGGTTAAACATCATTTGTCCCTGCATAGAATCTGTATCGAGAGAAATATCACAACTAATCAAATTACAATTCTTTGTTTTTAAATCATCATAGATCTTGAGAGACTGTCTTAAATTACGGCATAAACGGCTTAATGAGGCACAAATTAATACCTGATTTTTGCGAATATCATTTAATACCTTTAATAGGGCCGGGCGACGTTCAACCGTTCTTCCTGAAATACCAAAATCAATGAAGATACTTCTTAGATGAAGAGGTTGATTAGAATTTCTACTATTATTACTTGCATTGAATGAATTGATATAGGTCTTAATGGTTTGAACTTGTGTATCAATTGAATTTCCTTCAATTGATTGCATTTTAGTGGATACACGAACATACCCATAGACAATCTTACTATTTTGAGGGGCTAGAATAGGCTTGGTATAATAGCTATACCCGCTCAATCCAATAGGTATAATATTATTCTTATCAAATCCCGCTTTGGAAAGCATCTTCTCTATATCCCCACGATTCACATCTTGAGAATCCTCTTCGTCTGGTTCATCATCCTCTTCATCATCAGGAATATACGTAGAAACTTTCTCTGTATTTTGAGAAGATTCATCAATGAATTTATGAATAGCTTCCTGATTGGAAGCAACGTGATTTTTGTATACAACAATCAGCTTGATATTTACTGCATTAGCCTTATTCTTTTGTTCGGTAAAATCTTCGGAAGGAGTAGCGATATAAATTAGATACTTTTTGTTATTTCGTAATGCTAGAAAATCATACATATCTTTAAACTTTCTTTCTTTAATTGTAAAGTTCAGAGATAAAAGGATTTTCTCTATAATATTACTGGGATCCATTTGACATTGGTCACACCATAAATCTTCCTCTAACAAACGTTCAGGGAATTTCTCAAATACAGACTGACATACATTACATTTACATTTAATCTCAGTAAATTCATCGATAAATGAGGAAAGAAGAGAAACATTCTTTAAATGAGATAACTTAGTAAGTCTTTCTTGTTCCGACATTGTCTTTTAAATTAGTGTTAATTCAAAAAAACTTTTTAAATTAATATTTTTTGTGTTAGATAGAGCATTTTTAAATTGAATAAGTGTCAAAAATTTTCGCTAATGTTCCCCTCAAAAAGAAACACTTTATAAAACCAAAACACAAGTGGGAATTTAAGTCTTTGTAGAAAAACATACAAGGAATTTCCCACTTGCTTTTGTATTTTTTACTAAAAAACTATACAAAGACATAATGCAAGGACACGCACTTACGCTACTTGTCTTGGTATGTAAAATACTTTCGCAAGTAATCATTTCTCAACACAACACTCTTCAAATAAAACACTGGAATTTTGTGTTTGTTAGAAACGCAAAAATGAATTTTTTTATTTTTTATTTTACATTTATAACAATTCAAGTTAAGTGAGAGAAGAGAGAGACAGAAATGTCGAACAACCAGCTCATCAACCGTTTCAACTTCCTCGTTGAGGAAACGCTGAGCATGCTCTACCTCTACATGCAGTTCTTAGAGCTACTTCTGCGCCAAGTGTGCGGTCTGCCAGCCACCAAGCAACAGCTGGTGAAGTGGACCGTTTCGCCCGAAGAAAAGGAAAAGATCCTCAAGTATCTTTCCGAGGCTCCGACTATTCGCAACCCTTTGAACGACGAAGCGTTCTACAACGCTTTGTCTACAACTGTTCCCCCTTCCTAAAGGAAGGGAAAGGGAACTGAAGTCCTATTTAAATACAAAATTTAAATATGATAAAAAATGTCTACTATATTTGTTACAGGATTTTATGAGATTCCTTCAGAAGAAAATTCTATCCAAGCTTCTAAAACAGATTATTATTTTGAGAATGCTTCTTATCTTTTAGCTTGTCCTGTATCATTTATTGTATTTTGCGATCCATCTCATACTGAACGGGTAAAATCTCTACGCCCAGATGCTATTGTTATAGGACGTCCATTTAATAGATTTCCTCAATATGCATGGGTTGAAAAAATACGCATGAATCGTATAGAAAATCCATATAATCAAGACCCACGAAATACACCTATGTATTGTGCTATTACTTTAGCTAAATTTCAAATGCTACTAGAAGTAGCTCAAATTTATCCTGCAGATAATATAGCATGGGTTGATTTTGGGATTAAGAAACTCCATCAGAATTTTAGACCTGATTTATTAAAAGCGATTGAACGTACTCCTTCAGACCGTTTTCGTGTATGCATGATTGATTTGATTCCTAGAGATTGGGTATTGAATTATGATTGGTTTTATAAGCAAGGAAGATGTATGCTTGGGGCTACGGCCATGTATGGATCTAAGAAAGGAGTGGAAAAGGCATGCTTAGCTCTCCTCAATGAAGCAGAAGAAACGATTAATAAAAAATACGGGCATGCAGAAGAACAAGTTATGGCGACATTATTTGTAAAACAGCCCGATTTATTCAATTTCTGGTTTAGTGATTATCATGGTTTATTAGATAATGTAGAAAAAATCGTTACGAATCAAGGACGAGTTGTTGATGTATATAATAAATCTATCCAATTTGGATACCCTGAAATTACTAAATTAGTTAGAGAGATATTTTCGTAAGAAAGTTTCATACATAGGAGGTAAATTTGTATTTTTTTCAATAGGAATTGTCATATAATAAATATTACGATTGAATATATCAATAACCAACATTGTTTATATTTAAAATTTTTTTTAAAGATTAATTGGTCCAATTATAAGGATCATCAAAATCCTCTTTCTTAATTCGATAAATATGTTTGCGAAGAATTCTCTTCTCCTTTAATTCATTCTCATAATAATTAACTAGTTCTTTATTCCAAGGATAAGGAGCGACCATATATGTGCCCATATCATAAACAGCAATAGGTACGATATTATTGGACCCCATAGCACTCCATGTAAGGCGTTCAAGGTGTTCAATATTAGTAAAATACTTCTTCATTTTTAGGAAAAATTTATTATATTTAATAATAATTCAATTGTCTTTCCTGAATTGAATTTTTTATTCAACCTAATTAAAATAATCGGCTTATTAACTCAGTTGGTTAGAGTGCTGTGCTTATAACGCAGAAGTCGTGGGTTCAATCCCCTCATAGGCCATTTTAATATTCATAATATATGAATATTAAATTATTACTGGAATAGCTTTGTTTCTAGTTCACTAATTAGTCCCTGATGGATAATAGAATTTTCACTAATATAGGTTTCCCCATTAAATATATTCACTCCAATACTCTTATCTTTCATAAGAGTCATATTAAGCTTTTGGTATAAATTCATATTTTCTAATCCTTCCCATAGGAATTTTTGGGCAAGGGATCCTTTACCCACTCCCGCACCAGAAACTAGATAAATTATTTTATTTCTTAGTACAGATTCCTTTCCTCCTCGTGATAACCAGTCAATGATATTCTTTGTTGCAGCGGAAGGCATAGAATTATGCTCTGGAGTAACAAAAATAATACTGGAACAATGTGCAACAATATCTCTAATATTATGGATATTAGGAGGATAGACATAACCTGTATACGCATTTTCTAAATCTTGATTAAAAAGAGGAACATCGGATATATCTATATGATAGACAGTTCTATCTTTGGATGAACCAAGTTCAACAATCTTCCTTGATATAGCACTATTAAATGAATTAGCTCTAAGAGACCCTGAAATGACAGCAATAGACATTTTTTATGAATGTTTATTATTTTTAAACCCTTTAAATAAAAATACTCATTCACAAATGACTTCTAGACTTTCTGATCGCCTCACCATTCTAGAATCTATCATTGCAGAACTTAATGCTAAACTAAATAATAATGTAAAAATACAAATTATTAATAAGATAGATGCTTCACCCGCCGTTACTGATGTTTCAAATGCAGTTAATGATGTTTCAAATGTCATTAATGATGCTTCAACTGGCACCACTGATGCTTCAACTGGCACCACAGATGCTTCAACTGGCACCATTGATGCTTCAACTGGCACCGCTGATGCTTCAGCTACCACAGATGCTACAGCTACCACAGATGCTACAGCTACCACAGATGCTACAGCTACCACAGATGCTACAGCTACAGATGCTACAGCTACAGATGCTACAGCTACAGATGCTACAGCTACCACAGATGCTACAGCTACAGCTGCTACAGCTACAGATGCTACAGTTACCACTGATGCTTCAGCTACAGATGCTACAACTGGCACCACAGATGCTACAGCTACTGATGGTACAACTGACACCACAGATGCTACAGTTCCCGTTAGTGAAACACCTACAGTGGTTCCTGGTTTAGATGATTTAAATGTTAAGCTAGATGGATATAATGATATTGTTAATTCAAAACTAGACGATTTAGCTGGTAGATTTGAAACATTATTTGAAACGGCAGCAATGGTTATATCTAAGCTGGATACTTTACTGGATCGTCTTTAAGATTTTCCAGAATAGATTGTAATTCATCAAATATTAATGATGTATTATAATATTGTAAAACATTATTCCATCGAAACTCATTTGCAAGGACTTTATAAATATAATTATCATTCTTATCCATAAAAATGATTTCTTTTGAATTTGTGCTATAAAATACTTGATCAGGACGAGGCTTAGGTGATTTGGGATCAAGTTCGTCTTTTTCACGTTGATAAAAATATTTTCTTTTAGTTAAAATATAGTTTCCATCAAATGTATAATAATCATATAAAGTTAAATATTTATTTACTTTTATTTTGATGAAATACGAACTGTCAGGGATCATTTTTATTTAAGAAAAAATGTGATTTAAAACCACATTTTTTACTAGTAATTTTGATTAAATTTTTACCTTAAAATTTAATCTTTCCAAATTTTATAAAGGATTTTTTACCCCTATTAGTAAAATGCGATGTGTATATACCCTCAGTGGAGCAAAAATTGAATCAATTCTCTACGCAAAAAAATTTTCTACGCAGACTTTTTTAATTCTTCCTTTGCTTGTTCTAAGTAAGTGAATGCATCAGTGTCATAAAGAATTGATTTATAGAAATGTTCCATTTCTTCAATAATACTTTTTATGATATATTTACGATAGGAAATATTGTATGCCTCACTAAAAACAATATCTGTACAAAAATCTTTGATTTGTTTTGATGCATATAAATCCTGATTGACTTCCTTTAATGAAGCCAAAGAAAGGCGAATAAAATGTGAGGCAGATTCAATCTTATCCATATCTATTATTTTTTTTATTTAAAAAATAATATAATTTATTCAATTTTTTACATTATTAATAAGGACAATAAGACGCTTATTAAGACTTCTTGCGTCATGAATATTTTCAGGCTTGAAATTCTTGATAAGATCATAATCCTCTTTAATTTTATCATATTTAACAGGATCCAATGTATTCTCGATCGTATTCTTATGAATATTAATTTGTCTAAGAATTTTATTCATATCATTAGCAAGTTTATTAGCTTTCTTAATTTGAAAATAGATAATAGCACTATCTTCATTCTCAAGCCTTTTTAGTCCTTCTGGATCTCTCATTTTCATTACAAATTTCTGGTAACGAAAAGCATTAAGGAATTGATGCGAAATACGACGACGATTGTAATGATTGTTATCCATTATTTATTTTGTTAGTTAAAATAAATACTAATTAATTATTCAATTTATAAATAAAAATTATTATTTTCTAATAGTTGAGTAAATAATTCCATCATTTGAGGTGACATTAAATGACAGGATAAAACATTTTCTGGTTTTTGAATGCCTATATGACATGGATAACCAAAACAATTACAATTTGAGAAACTTATATTCGGTGTATCAATACGTTTATAGTTAATACCGTATTTAGTTAGATAATAGGAAATAGCTACATCTCCTGCACCATTTAAATAGGGATAAGAAATACTTACATTTATTGCCCAATCTGTATGAATATATGCAAGGTAAGGGTAAAGTTCATTAACTATATTTTTACTTAGAATAAATCCAGGACCTCCTGAATGGAAATAATAATTTTTACCAAATAAATTTCTATAATCTCCATGATTACCAATATAGAGATTAGAATCATTAGGTAATGTAGATAGATACTTTACTATTTTTGGTACATTAGGATAAGAATCTGTTCCTAATACAAGTACATAATTAAATTGGATATTATTATCTATCAACCATTTCAATCCGAGATATGTCTTGGGTATATTACTTTCATAATTATCCATTACATTAGGAAGATGAATATAATTCAATGGTTCTTCCTTATTGAGTTTAGTTTCTTCTAGAAAGACAAATTTGGGAATATTAAATTTACTACAATGTTTTCCCCACGTATTTTCCAATACAGCTAATTCATTGATATATTTTTGTTTTGTTCCACATCCATAAATAATAATAACTAATTCATTCATTTTATATTAAAAATGAATTGATTTAAGGTCTTTTCCAATATGAATAAATATTTTTATCTATCTCATAATTCGACCAATATGTCCTTTCACGATCAGGCTGTATTTTAACCCATTCCCACATATCAAGCAATCCTTCCCTTAAACTCATTGTTTCTTTATAGTCTAATAAGTCCACTGATTTTTGCCATGTAGACCAAGCATGCTTTACTTCATGTCGTTTTTCCATGTAAATAATTGGGACGTCTGTATTCGTTATTTCTTTTATTAGAAAAGCAATTTCATTCAATGAAATTTCCTTTTTCCCGCCTAAATTTATGCGCTCATTTTTTGATTTATCTGATACAGCAGAAATCCATAAACAAGGCAATATATCATTAACATAAGTAAATGCTCTCGATTGTTTTCCATCTCCATAGATAATGATGGGTTTATTATGCAGTATATTATACATCCAAATTCCAATAACATTTCTATAAGGGTCCCATATATTTTGATATTTTCCATAGATATTATGAGGGACGATAATACAATATTCAAGACCAAATTGGTCATAGGCGCATTTTAGATCTTTCTCACATGCCATTTTAGCTATACCATATGGGTCTATAGGATTTAATGGTAATGATTCATCGAATGGAGGAGATTGATCTCCATAAGTCGCCATACTACTTGTAAATATAAATCTCTTAATAGAATATTTAATTGCCATATTCACAAGATAAGCCATGGGTATGATATTATCTATATAATTGAATTGTCTAATAAAAGGGGATAATCCTTCCGCAGCATATGCAGCAAAATGAAATAGATAAGTACTATCGATAAAATATGATTCAATAGATTTTTGAAATTCTTTATCTGTTAAATCACCTTCTAAAAAAATAAAATTTGGATTATTGATCGGTAAATTATCGATAAATCCACCAGATAAATTATCTATTCCAATGATAGTATCTATAGATAGATTAGATTTATTAGATAATAAATATTGGCAAAAATTTACACCTAATAATCCTGCTACCCCTGTAATTATTACTTTCATTTTAATAAAAAGTAATAAATTGTTTTAAAAGTCTTTTATATATAAAAAAATTCAATTTATTATTCGTATTCTCTTACAGCTAATCCAACAGGGAATCTTGGGACTCCATCGTTTGTTAATGTTTGGTATTTGACTGTAAGCAATTTTCCTATATATTTTTTTCCATTCTTATACATTTCTTTTCTCTCTTCATGGGACATGGCGGGTCTAACACGAAATTCCTTCCCTTGTTTTGTTTGACAAATGAATATAATTAATCCCTTTTCAGCTCCTACACCATCTGTATAGTCAATTATTTCGAATTCACTATCTTGGAAGGATTTGAGCTTTTGGAGATTCTCTGAACGATAATCCGTTTCATAGACACCTTTCATATTTCTGAGAATCAGTCCTTCATATCCTTCCTTCTCATATTTATCCAAAAAGGAATAAACTTGTTCCTCTGATTCGCAAATTTCTGTTTCCAATAATTCTACATAAGTTAAATCACTATTCTTAGAGAATAATTTTTCGAGAATTTTAAGACGATCTTTGAAATCCTTTTTTGTATCGACATAATCATATACAATCATTTTTATTTTCTTTATCTTTTTTTCATCTTCCTTGGTAAGGGTTTGTTTTTTGACTAATCCAACCACTTCTTGGAAGGTTAAATCATAGCTATACAATTCTCCATCCAGGATTATACCATCTTTATTGAATTCTCGAATTTCATCCTTAATATGGTTTAAATGAGGAAATTCCTTCGCATTTCTTGACCAGAGAGAATTGTTATACCATAGGGAACGGACTCCATCAAGTTTTCGTTGGACAAAGCATGGAAATTTTATAGAAGAACCACGATTCTCATAATTAAGAGCAAGCATAGGAAAAATAACTTTTTCCTGTTCATTATTGACATTCTCTATTTCTTCGGTAAATCCTGCGTCTAATTTTTTCTGATATTTAGACTCCGCTTCCTTGATAGCTTGTTGTAATGGGGTAGTTTCATTGATACGTCCGATATTTTTCCCTTCTGTAATGATTTGGGATGCTTCAGTTTTTATCCCATCGATATACCCATGACTTATATGAATTTCTGCTCCATTCTTTTTATGATCAATCACTTGAATGACCCATTGTTTTACTTTACCATTTTTTGAGAGTTGATATAATGGTTTAAACATTTTTTTTAATAATTAAATCTTTAATTATTAAATATCAATTAATTAATATTCATCTTCATCATTAATAAAGTCTGAAAAATCATCATCATCCTCTTCCGAGGAAGAATCATTATCAACTTCAAATAATTTAATGCATGAACTTCCTACATGAATAATATCATTTGTATAGATATTTTTTAGGTAATATAAGTCTTTTTGTTCCGTCTTAGAACAGATACATTGAGGTTTTTCTTTTAGAAAAGTCCCCTTAGCATCGTCATTTCCGGGAATGAAAGCTTCCCATTGAGAATATAAATCCTTATCCTTGTTTACATTTACACAAATGGTATCCAATACTGCTTCTCGCTTATCGGGCATTTGGTCGTTTGGCTTGCAATCCAAACCATGAGTAATCCAAATATTCTTGACTCGCTGCATAAAATGAACGGGGCGGTTCCACGCATCCATGGTTAAATAAATAGTAATTAATTAAGTTTTAATTAATTAAAAAATCAATAATGAAAAATTGATTAATTATTATTTAATAATTAATTATTATAATAAGTTCTCAATCATGGGTACTCTGTCTGATGTTCTTTCTAAACTTGAAGAATTGAAGCTTGAACTCTTGGAATACAAAAAACAAGATGAATTAACAAAAATTCAAAGTATGAATGAAAATTTTAAGTTTGTTATGGAATATTGTCATTCGGCTGGATATAATTCAATCTGTATGTATACAAAAATTCCCAAGATTGCCTTTCAATATTTTAATGAAAAATTAGAAATGAAACCTCCAATCTATGGTAATCCTAATGATTATGATGGACGTCATGGACCAAAAATGTTTGATGGATCATTTTATCATTTTGGGTATAATTATACTGAAGCATTAAACCAAATGGAAAAAATTTTCCCTGATAGAATTATACTCATAAAAATTTTAGGTTATGGGATATATTCAAATTACAATGGTTTTAGTTATAACTATCCTGCGAAATTTGAAGTATATGTCATGTTTAAACCAAAAACTGAAAATATAATTGAAATTTAATATATTTAAATTTAATATATTAATAAATAATAACAATGAAGTGTTTGATTTGTTCCAACAAGACATCCCTTGCAGGTCACTGCAATTATTGCACTCATGATTATTGTTCGATTCATCGTTTGCCTGAATCTCATCAATGTCCCAATTTAAATCAATGTAAGAATAATGCATATGAAAAGAATAAAGCATTAGTTGAAACTATGGCGGTTAAGACTAATAAAGTTATAAAAATATAATATCTTTTTTATAAAATGTTAACATTAAATCTCAAAGGAGGATTGGGAAATATCTTATTTGAGATAGCTGCAGGAGAAAAAATTTCTGAACAAACAGGTATAGAAGTTTATTGGCCTGAATGTACTCCTGCCACACATCATTCATCCGTTAATTATTTCGATAGCATTTTAGCTAATTTCAAAGGAAAAAATAGTGAGAAATATAATAAATCAGATAAATTAATAACTATGGGTGAGAAACCATTTATGGATTGGAGTACTGTCCTAGAAAAAGATAAACATTATTATCTTGATGGATATTTCCAAGATTATAGATATATTCCAGATAATTTTCATGAACGATTAATTCTACCAAATATAACTATGAATTATAATTCAGCATTTATACATATTCGTGGAGGGGATTATGTTAATCATTGGCTTCATGATGTAGGATTAAATAGAGGAATGTATTATCAAATTGCAATGGCATTCTTTCCTCCTGATACAGTATTTTATTTATTATCAAATGATATGGAATTTGTTAATTCTTTACCATGGTTAAAACAGTATAAAAATATAGTTTATAGATATTCATCTTCAACAGAGATGGATTTATCCATGATGGCTTCTTGTCCCTATGGAGGGATATGCGCCAATAGCACATTTTCTTGGTGGAGTGCATGGATAGGAAGTAAGAAATATTCAAACGCTAAATATGTTATGCCAAAGCGATGGTTCAACGATGGAACTCAATGCGAAAAATATCATTTCCCTAATTCTATTGTTATATAATAATTATTTTTTTAATTATTATATGTAAAAGATTATTTAATATGAGTAAATATACATTATTATTTGGAGATTCATTTATAGGAACATTTAAATTATTTAATATGCCAAAATGGTATATAAAGAAATATAAAGGTGGGACGATGAAAGGATTAAGTAAACCTGATAATGAAAATAGAAAAGATATTATCAATACTATTAATAAATATGATCCTGAAAAAATAAACGCAATTATTTTCTGTTTTGGAACTGTGGATATTCAATTTAGTTTTTATTATAATAAATTAATGGGTAATCCATTTGATATGAAAGAAATCGTTTCAGGGTATATCGATTTTATTCAATCAGTAACAGAACCTGATCTTTACAATGTAATTGTTATTTTTCCATATATTTCTCCTATTAAAAAGGATGAATATATATTAATGCAATTATATAAATATCATATATTAGATAATTTTTTATATAATACTACAAATAATGATATATACAATTATGATAGTATGAGATATAAATCATTAAAAAAGATCTATGTTAAATTAAAACCTTTTTTTAAACAGGAAAAACGCACAAATAGATTAATCAAATTCAATAATTACCTTTCTAATTATATAGAAAAAACATCTATTATACCTATTGATATGAATAAATATATAATAAATGCTAATGGAAAATTAAAATTGAAGTATCTAGCACCTAATCCATGGAATATACACTTTAGATGGGAACCACAAATTCCTAATATATTAAAAGAATTTTCACCTTATGGACTTTCATATAGATATTTATTATCTAAAAGTAAATTAAAAAAAGAAGAAGAAAAATATTTAGAAGATAAAAAGGTAGTAGTGAATCAATTTTTTCCAAAATTTAAAAAATTATTAAATTATATAACACGCACTACTTCTTCTATTTCTATGAGAAAAGTAAAAAGTGGTGCGTAGAAAATTTTTTTGCGTAGAGAATTGATTCAATTTTTGCTCCACTGAGGGTATATACACATCACATTTTACTAATAGGGGTAAAAATTACTGTATAAAATTTGCAAAGATTAAATTTTTCATCAAAAATTTAATTATTTTTACTAGTAAAAATGTCATTTGGAACCCATGTAAATAAGGGAAAATTCCCAAAAATGGTGGATGCTTTAGTAAATTATCGGATCCTATACCCTGATGCGGATATAGCTCAAATTTTTGCTATAGGTCCTCGCTCATCTAGTGTCGTCTTAATTAAACCGGATGAATATTCTCTAATTAAAGAGTTACAATTAACTATCTATATTCATAGTTGTTATTTGACCCATTTATGGTCTGAAAAAAAATCTTTAAGATCTGCTTCACGAGGAATCCTTCAAAAAGAGTTAAAAATTGCGGATGCGATAAATGCTCGAGGGGTTGTAGTTCATATTAATAATAATGTTCCTCCCACAGAAATTGTTCGCTTAATTCTCAAAGTGGGATTGGAGAATTATAATACACCGATTTATCTAGAAAATAATTTTAGACAACCCTACCAAGAAAGTTATACTAATCTAACGAAATTAAAAGAATTATTTGAATTAATTAATTCCTATGAAACTTTAAAAGGTCGTATAAGATATTGTTTAGATACAAGTCATTTATGGAGTTCTGGATTTGATGTAAGTAATCCCTCCTTATTGGAGGAGTATTTATTAGCTATAAAAAAATATAAACCTATCATTCATTTAAATGATAATAAATACCCTAAAGGGTCTCTCAAAGACGAACATGATTCTATAGGAGAAGGACTTATATGGAAAAATAGTATGAGTTATAAAAAAGTATTTGATTCTGGATATGATATAATCTTTGAACGATCTAAAGAAACATTCGAGATAGATTTTGATTTAATTATGAATTATTAGTAATTATTTTTTTTTGTAAAAATAATTTTTTTGGTTTGAGAAGAGCTTTAGGCTTCATTGTCCGACTCACATTCTCCATCGGAGAGGTATCCGCTCTTGTTCCACGGTGTGGGACGATTTTTCGAATGACCGTAACGGCAGGCTTTTCGGTTGCAGGCGTCACCGTTATTGCAGGGCTTGTGCTTGTACTTGCAATTGTCACCAAAACGGCACGTTCCACGCTTGAAAAACTTGCAAAGGTAAACCTTTGGTTTGTTCATTGGCGTAGGAGCGTTGCGTCCTGGTTTCATCATGGCTTGAGCAGCAGCAGCATATTCTGCAGGAGATGCACCGGCAGCTTTGAGAGCTTTGAAGATCTTGGTCATTTGGTCAACGTCCGCATTAGCGGAAGAAGACGAGGCGTTGTTAGACGACGAAGACGACATTTTTTCTTCTCAAAAAGACGATATTATTAATATATCAAAAATAAATTATTTAAAATTTCAATTTTGGATTAATATCAATAAAATGAATAGGATGGATTATAGCTTGGGACGATTCCGCTTTTTAGTGGAAAATCCTAAAAGAAAATCAAAAGAACCTAGTCTAATTAAAACATTCAAAGGAAAACAAAATATTATACGAAATAAACTCATTATTATATGGTCACAAAAATCATATGCATATTATGTATTTGATTCTATCTCTAATTTAATAGAATTTTTAAATTTAACCCCTAAAGATGATTTGCATTACCATGAAGTTATCTTTCAAGAAGCTCCTCAAAGGGCGAGATTAGATATCGATGATGGAGATGAAATTTTCTTTAAAAAAGTGATTAAAGCTCTCAAAGAAATTACTTCCTCAAAAATAGTGGTATGTGATCAATCCTCTTCCAATTATTTCTCAAGACATATTATAGTGGATGAATATTTTCCTTCTATGAAAGATGCAAAGAATGAAATAGTGGATCAAGTCATTAAATTATTGGGAGGGAATGAGGAAGGATACATTGATTTGAATGTTTATCATGCTATACAAAATTTCCGTTTAGTTGGATCATCCAAGACTGGGAAAAATCAACCTGTCAAAAAAATAATCACACGAGGAGCTTCCTTTGAAGATTCACTTATTGGATTATACAGGGTCTCTCACAATGAATACAATAATAGATAGTATATTTCTCCATTACTACATAAGGTAGCCAAAATATAGGAAAAAATATCACGAATAAAATAAGTGCGAAAATATGCGCTTCTGGTGGATAAGTAGTTTCTTCAAAATATTGAGTATATTTTCTACAATTTTTACAAAAAATATACTTTATCGAAGAACTTGTTTGGTATGGAGGAGGAGGAATTTCATTTCCTCTAGTAGTAGTACTCATTTCTTTTGAAGTAAAATTGATTAATATAAAAAAATTTTTATATTAAATAACCAACTCAACAGTATGGACAGTCTTCCTGTTGAATTGCTTATGAAAATTTTCTCCTTTATTACATTTAAGGATTATTTGCGTTTATTGCAAATAAAAAATAGGAAAATTGAACAAGCATTGAAAGATCAATTCTTTTTAAAAAAGATTGCTACACAAATTGTGAGAAATGAGATATATATGGTTCCTCTGAATAAACCATTGATTGTGGATGAAACGCCTAAAACTCTTATTATTAAGAAGAATATGCTTTTTGATAAAAATCATGGACCTTATATCGAGTTTGAAAAAGATACAAAAATTATCAGAAAACAAGGCAAATATTCATTGGGAATTAAAGTGGGTGAATGGGAAACATGGAATTCAATTAATCCTAGGAATTATCATTTTGAAGAATACAATGATCAAGGCCAAATTCATGGAAAAGAAATTAGAATTATTAATACTATTTTTTATGAAATGAATTGGGAAAATGGATTGAAAAATGGCCCCTATTCAATGAGTGTTAATCTGGATACATTAACTATCCCAATGGTTTATGGATCTTATAAAGATAATTTACGGGATAATATATGGACATTTTTTAATGCTAATCATATTGAACTTATTAATAATGAACCAATGACACCCGTCCTAAAAAAGGGATCTTATAAGAAAGGAAGAAAGCATGGAGAATGGAAATATTATATTCCCAATCAACAAGGATTTATTGCGTATATTACCGGAACATTTGATCAAGGAATTATGCAGAATGATTTTGACTATTCGAGGGTTATTTTCACAGAAGAAGGAGAAATGTTTTTAGAAAAAATGACTATTTCTATTGAAGAAGCAAATCAATTATTGGATGATAATGATCTTCTTTTTGATGAACAGGATGATGAATAAATAATACCTTATTAAAATTGAATAAAATTATTATTTTTATATTAAAAAAATAATTATCATATGAACAAGAAGAATGTATAGAAAACTTGTTCGTAGACTGGCTCATGATGGAGATCATTTTCTTGCTGCCAATCGGCTTAATTCGCTTGAACAGAATATTCTCTTTGATAAGGAAGTGGATATAAAGGAAGTGATTCAATTAGTCACATTCCTTAATGATGATCATACTCGATCATTGGTCCCTAATTATCAAAAGATATATGATAAGATCTTTTTCCTGATTAAGTAAAATTTTATCTCTAAGAAATAAAATTTTTTGTATAAAATGTTAATACCATTTAATAAATTATCTATAAGTAAACCAATCAAAGGTGTTATCCATATTGGTGCACATGAATGTGAGGAAAGAATTCCATACATTAATAATTTCCATATAACAGATTCTCAAATTATATGGATTGATGCATTAGTTGAAAAAGTTTATCTTATTAAGACTATTCATCCAAATGTGCAAATTTACAATGAATGTATATCTGATGAAGATGATAAGGATGTATCATTTATGGTAACAAATAATTACCAATCAAGTTCTATACTAAATTTAAAAACTCATCTTTACCATCATCCATGGGTTTTTGAAGTGGGTAGAAGACAATTAAAGACAAAAACATTAAATACATTTTTTAAAAAAAATAATTTAACTCCTTCTAATTATAATTTTTTAAATTTGGATATTCAAGGAGCTGAATTACTTGCATTAAAAGGAGCTACAGATATATTGCCTCATATTGATTATATTTATTGTGAAGTAAACATTGAAGAATTATACGAAAATTGTGCTTTATTACCTGTATTGGAAGAATTTTTAAAGGAACAAGGATTTAAACTTGATGTCATTCAAATGACTGATTCTGGATGGGGAGATGCATTCTTTATTAGAATCAATTAATATGTATGAACTACTTCTGAATTATTTATATTACTATACCCATTTCTTTGATAACCTAATTTATTCAAGAAATAATACCATTTTCCATAAGGCTGTAATCTCTTCCAATATTGATCGTTAATATAAAGATAGGATGTATGGGGATGACTTTTTTGAGCTAATGGAACAGCCTCATTCAAGCAATGATAGAGAATAGGAATATAATGCCCATTAACTAAATACGCACTAGCTGTAGAACTTTCAATGACTTTTCCAAGTAATTCATTATAGGGTTGAGATTTTTGAATGCAATAATCAAACATTAAAACATCATAATTTGGGACTAAATCTAAAGCAGATTGAACTGCTTTATCTAATGCATCTCTATTTTCAATTTTCCAATAAAAATCATCCTCTAATACAAGAATATTTTTTACTCTCTTTTCCATAGCATTTTTTAAAACATTAGTATGACTAGATAAACATCCAACCCATCCCTTTTCAGGGGGGTATTCAATCCCAGAGAAACGTTCAGCAATTAAATTCATTCTATTTAATTCTTCTTCTATTTGTATTTTACGGTCTGTTCGTTTATCCAAATTAATATAAACAATGGAGTCTATATTATTCATTTTTAAATATAAATTTTATTATTCTTAAAATGAAGGATTTATTTAAAGTTTATATTCATGGATTTTGGGGAGGGTTTGATTATAAGGTATTTCCAATCTATGGATTATTGGAAAAATATTTCCCTTCAATTGAAGTAGTGACAAATCCCAATGATGAATTTGATTTATGTTTAAGCTCAGTATTTTGCGAGCATACTAGACCTGTATTCTTACAAGATAAATTTTGTATTCAGTATTCAGGCGAATCAAAGGAAAATTATGGGAGATTTGAATGGGGTGATTATCATATAGGATTTCAATTAGATTCTTCGAATAATTTACATTTCCCTATATGGAAAATTTCTCTCATAGATTATTTCAATAAAACATTCTCTATTAGAGAGGATCCACGACCTTTAGTAAAAAAGAGTAGATATTGCGGGGTATTCGCCTCACATGATCCAAAAGGATCAAGAGCTAGATTATGGAATGTAATGCAATCATTCGGTCCAATTGATTCGTATGGATATTGGAGAAGAAATTGTATACCAGATAATAAGTTATATACAAATGATCAAATAAGAGGTCAATCCAAAATGTCTATCTTGGATCATTATCTATTCAATATTTGTTCAGAAAATACAATTGAAGATTACTATCTCACAGAAAAATTACCCGAAGCAATGCTTGCAAATACTATCCCCATTTATATAGGGGATCCAAAAATTTCAGAGTCCATATTAAACCCCAAACGATTCATTAATGCAACGTATATGTCGGATTCAGACTTGGTAAAGGAAATTTCATCCATTAATTTAGACTCTTTTTTGAGAGAGCCTGTATTTACTGAACCATTATTCAAGAATGGAATTGAGGAAAGAGCGTATAAATTAATTGATCGTATTCAAGAAGAATTTTAAATGTTATATTTTAATATAATTAAAATATGAAAAAGATATTTCTCTCTTTTGGGAATAAACCTTTTTATAAATCTTTGGAAAGAATTCATAAAGAAGCAGAAGCAATGAATTTTTTTGATGAGATTTATACATGCAAGGAATCAGATTTAGATCCTGAATTTTTTAAACGATACCAATTATTTATGGAACAAACTCGAGGTATGGCTATTGGATTTGGAAACAACAAATTATAATGCAAATTTTGGAAAAGATTGATGAAGGGGATGTAATCATTTACGCCGATGCTGGATGTCAATTAAATCCTTTAGCAGTAAATAGACTTCAAGAGTATGTAGATATGGTCAATAATCATGAAAAAGGTATGCTTGGATTTCATTTAGATATTCATGATGAATATACATGGACTAAAGGAGAAATATTCGATTTTTTTAGGGTAAGAAATAATTATTCAATTACTCATTCTAGACAATTAGTTGGAGGGATTAGAGTTATTCGCAAAATGCCCGAAACAGTATACTTCTATAAAATGATTCTATCCATTATTGATACAAATTTACATTTATTTACAGATTTTCCAAGTAATACTCCAAATTTTTTAGGATTTATTGAAAATAGACACGACCAATCAATTTATAGTATTATGATGAAACTTTATGGAGGACTTATTATCCCCGATGAAACATGGCCTATTAATCAATTAGATAAACCTATATGGGCTTCAAGAATGAGAACTATATAAACATTCCCTCTGGAGGGGGAGAATTCATTCCAGAAAAGATAACTGATAAAGGAGTATGAACTTTATATACTTCATCCACTATTTCTTTCGTAATAGTTAAAGGGAGAGAAATATCTTTGAGAGAATCAATAATGGAGGATTTAACAAGGATAGAATAATTAATTCGTTGAAGTAATGTTTTAAGAAATGCTTTAAGAATTCGAATGCCAGATTTTTTATTAGAAGAAGAGGAGGAGGGTTTATAAGTAGTGGATTCGGATGCTTCTGAATTTGCTAAAGATATTTCATCCTTTTCTATAATGGATAAAATATAATTGATGATATCATTTGGAATAATTATATCATTTTCTTTAAATCCAATGTCTTTATAAATGGAGGGAAGAAGATATTTACTTGCAATAATATTCTTTTCTGATTTTCCGTATCCTTCCACATAAATAATCGCCAATCGATCCACTAATTTCTTATCCATTTTTTCTATTGAATTTAATGATGTAATAAAGAAAATTTTTGATAAATCTACTGATATATCGGTAAAATATTCATCCTTGAATTCACTATTTTGGACTGGATCTAATACATGCAACATAGCTTGTGAAATAGTCTTGGATTGTTTATCCATTTCATCGAAAAACATAATCCCATTATTCACTTTCATATTGATGAAGGATTCAATGATAACTCCCGGTTTAGCTCCAATATAAGTTGAACTATGCCCCATAATAAAATGTGTATCCGATACACCACCCATAGATATTTGTTGGAAAGGTAATTGAAGGGCTTCTCCGAGACATCGAGCCAATTCAGTCTTTCCCACTCCAGGAGGACCCAATAAAGCTAGAACTCTTCTAGAACTACCATTCTTTCTGATAGTGGAAGATAATTCCATAAGAATTTCATCTTTAGCCCGATCCATTCCATAAATTTTCTTATCTAGATAGTCCCTCACATTTTTGAGTAAGAGAGATAATTTAGTATCTTGGGAGGATTTATCTTTTATCTTTTGGATGGCCGTCCATTCATTCTCCGCTGAATCCAATGGAATATTCAATGCAAAATCAATGTATTCATTTAATTTACGATAGTCAGAATCATCTACAGACATTTGCTCCATTGAATTGCATTTAAATAGGAGAATTTGTTTAATTGCGTGTGTATGTTTTGAGGAAAGAATTTTCTGTCTTAGTGGAACTAATATTTCCATATTTACCTGTTTTTCTCCAGATAATTGTGTAGTGAATAAATGAGGGACTATATACGCTTTCTTTTCATTATCAATTAAATGATCTATATCCCTCAAAAAGAGATATTCTCTAATAATGGATTGTTCCAATTTCTCATAATGCGATGTATACATTTCATAACCTTCTATAGCGATTAATTTTCTCACTAATTTTGCCTTTGTATCAGGTGAGCAATTAAGATCCATGACATCTTTTGTAGAAGGTAAAGGAGCCATCCATGGATCCATTTCCTTAATAATTTTTTTATATTTCCTTCGATCCGAAGGAGAACTATTCTTGTACCATTCCCTATGTTCAAAGAAAATCATTGACCTTATATCAGAGGGTTTTTTCTCCTTCTTTTGATCTTTCTTTCGAGACCTTCTTTTTCCTGCACGAGTCTTCATTTTTCTTAAAATTAAATAAATTCTTTTTTTAAATCAATTAAAAAAATGCCTGTAAAAGAAGTATGTATTAGTGGTACTAAAAAATGTTATTTCCAATATGGAAATTCAGGAAAGAAATATTATTATACAAAAGGTAATAGAACTCAAAGAGGATCTGCGGGAAGACAAGCTCATATTCAACGATATGCGATAGAAAAATCCATGGAAAGAAGAAGAAGATCTTCTAGTAAATATTCATCACCTAAAAAACGTTCACCTAAGAAATCCTCTTCCTCCAAGAGAAGGAAATCCCCTCCAAGAGATAGCAAAGGACGATTTATTTCTTATTAGCATGAAATAAATAAAATTGAATATAAATATATTTATTTATATTCAATTTATAATAATACATCATGGCTAGTCTTTCTGGATTCAACCCCATCTCGAATTATTTCTGTACTCTCAATGATGCGATGGCATTCGCATTCGTTGATGATAATACATTCGAATTAATGAAGGAAACATTGTTTGAAATGATTCTCGTGACTATTTTCAAGCATTTCTTTTTCTTTAAGGAATATCTCTCTGAAGAGATTCATTCGATTAAAGAAATTTTCCTTAATAAGAATGAACGTAGTTTCAGAATTGTTCAGAATGAAATGGTGATTACAGGACAAATGAACTCTAATAGGATTCATATCATGCTTCATGATTATGCAAAGGATACCCATATTGAATTTGAACTCAAACGAGGACAAATTGTTGGGGATACGTTGGAAAAATATATCCAAGATAAAAAGCGTATCATTGTTCGCAGAAATTTTCCTTCCAATAAGATGGAAGTGAAAATGGAAGATCTTTAAATAATAAAATTTTATTATTTAATAAAATGGATACTTGGACTATTACAATTAATCCAAGAGATTGGACACTTATGCAAGCACTAGTTCTATACGACTATATCAAAACTAATAGCTTTATTAGCCAAATATTTCTTGATCAACATATTGAATATACTAATTCCTCCGAAATGACCTTAAATACTTTCACCCTTCAAGGGAAGGATAATAAGCAAGAAGTTATCGATCGTATTAATTCATACATCAAAACAACTGGATTAAGTACTCCAAGTATTATGACTGCAACTATTGAATTTTGTAATGAAATAAATCAATATAAACTTACCTCTAAATTCATCCCTGTATAAATATAAAAAAGATTTTATATTTATGGAAAATTCAATTATAGATTATTGTAAAAATTTAATTAATGAAAATAATATTCAAGAATTAAAGAAATACCATCATGAATTACTCTACGAAACATCTTTCGAAGATATTAATCCTTCTTGGGAATATATTTTCCAAAAAATATATATTCATTCATGCCTAAAAAAGAAAAAGGATATAGCTCAATGGTTAAAAAATGAAGTCTTCCCTAAATTAGATGGAATTCAACAGATCGCCATTAGACAAACATTTAATTATGGAGAGTATTTATTGAGAAAGTAATTCATTCACTCACGTCTGTATTTTACACATCCGTTAGGGTCTGTGCAAAATGGACATTCACATTTACAATGCTTATTATAGGTGCATTCACAATTAACTACTAATTCCTCTTCCTCTTCTTCTTCCTCTTCTTCTTCCTCTTCTTCTTCCTCTTCAGGTTCATCTTTAATAATAATAGAATCAATCTTATCCTTATGATGGCATTTAATCGTTCGATGATTTCCTTTGCAAATATGACAAATAGCTTTTACATCTTCTTCTTCATTCTCATCATCATCCTCTTCTTCTTCATTCTCCTCCTCTTCTTCTGTTTCATAATCTTCATCATCTGTTTCTTCTTGTAGAATAAGACAATTCTCGCATTCACAATCACAATCGTCATCTCCTGTACAAGTACAATGATTCAATTCATTCTCAAGCATTCGAAGTTTCCAATATGCTTTTGAGAGAATTCTCTTTCCAAGTTTAACAAAGCCTTTTGGAGATAGTTCAAAATTATAGAGGAACATAGTAAGACAAACAACAATAAAGAATCCAATGATTGTATTAATTGTTCCAAAAATAATTGTTTCTACGATAAAAAATGTGAATGGGATTTTATACATAAAACTGATAATAAGCTTAATAAACAGATTCATCTCAATAAATGAGATATACATAAGGGTAGAACATCCTAAAGCAAATTCAACTGAAATAGAATCAGACATCCTTAATTTTTTATAAATTAATAGTTTCGAATAAAATAATCAATCCGGTAAATAAAAATGACTATCCTTTGCCATTCTACACCACAACCTATCGAATTAACTAATATAAGTGAATTAAAAAAATTAATGCAATCTAAAGAAAATGTTTTTCTATTAATTCATGCAACTTGGTGTGGATACTGTAAGAGATACATGCCCACACATAAACTCATTGCAAAAAATTTATACAATAATAAATCATCAAAAGATTGTACGAATTTAATCGTGGCAATGATGGAAGGAGATAAATTTAGAGATCAAATCAATCAAGTCCTTGGAAAGGATATACCTGGATTTCCAACATTAGTTATGAAAAAAGCAGATGGAACTATTAATTTCTATATACCAGATGAAAATGCTCGTAATTTATCTACACTTCTTAATTATCTGATGAATTATTATCCTAAGAAAGCCTCTCCATCTAAGAAAGCCTCTCCATCTAAGAAAGCCTCTCCATTTAAGAAAGCCTCTCCATCTACTAAGAAAGCAGAGTATGAATTTAAAATTGCTGATAGTAATTATAAAGCTCTTCTAAATGAAGAAATGATAAAACTATACGAAGGAAGTAAGCTCTATTATGAAATTCCTTCATATAATAAAGCGTTCGTTGGAGAAGCAAAAAATCCTAAAGATCACGGAAACACTATCTTAGTACATGTTAAACCTAATAAGTATGTATATATGGGTCCCGAACCTTATATGTTTTCTACAAAGGAAGAATTCACTTACTTATACTCTCCATTAAATAAAATGAATTCTCCTCAATCTTACGCTATAGGAAATGATTCAACATTTTTATTCGAAGAAAAGGTATATATCCCAAATGATAAATGGGAGGGAGAATTTGATAATCCATACGATTATTATGCAAATAATCAAGATGAATCAGAAATGACTGAAATTAAAACTTCACTGATATAAATTATAATATATACATATATTATTATTATAATAATATATTTTTTATTCATAGAATAAATCCTTTACAGGCCATTCTTCATAACTTCCATCTGGAAGAGGTCGTCGAATAACAAGAGGGATCTTTTTCTGCTTAATTTCTAGCAAAGCAATTTTGAGGGGATCCGTCTCACCTTTAGTGTCAATAAGGGTTGGTTCTCCATTGGCAATTTGTGTAGCACGAACCCCCAATACTTTTGCTAATTCATATTTAGTGAGATACTTTGTAGTAATCTTCGTCTTTGCAGATGAAGGTTTCGTATATGTTTCAACGATTACTTCTTCTTGAGTCATGGCGGGGGATGTTTTCTTTTTTGGTTTAATTAATTTAAAATTCAATAGTGTTTTCTCTATATTTTTTGAATTCTTCAATTGGTTTATTTTTTTGGTATTAGCTCCTTTATTAATTAATAAATAGACAGTATCAAATGTTTCTTCTGGATCTAATTCCCCTTGTTCAATTTTATCTACTATATCTTGCAATAAATTTGTTAAATAATTCTTTGTAGGATTTAAATAATTTGATAGGATTAAATCTATTACATCTAAATTCAATAATCTAATCGCTGTTCCAAGGATACGTTCAATGACATCTCTATCCCCATCGTCTAAAATACTTATAAATGATTCATCTTCTGAATCCATTGAAATATCCCCATTCAATAAAGTATTTACTAAAGGGATATTCCCATTCTCATAGGCTATAGCTACAGTTTTAAATGCGATAGGTATATCCATTTCATTAGCTAATCCCGATAAAAATCCAGCAATTTCTGTATAGTTATTTTTGACTGATTTATTCAATGCTTTTTTTATCGGAATTTCATTCTCCAAGATACTTTCTCGTAAAGAATAAACTCCTTCTATATCATTTTCATCCACGAAATCTTGTAAGGTTGCTTCTATAGACATCTTTTTTTAATAATATATTAAAAATATATTATTTATTTACGATCGACCAAAAAGGATATGTAAATTAGTAATATAACGTTGCTGATCTTCATCAGACTCGAAATATTTCCTATCACTATTTTTGGACTTATGGCAATAATCCATGATATCCGAAATACAATAGCTCATTTCTCGATCCTCAAAATTACGAGCAATAGAATTGAGTACTTCAAGATAGGGTCGAGCATTTTCAGGATCCATGTAAGTCATAAATCCCATTACGTAAGATTCAAACTCATTATATCCATCCATATTAAATGGACGACTCAGAATAACTTTTTGAAAAGTTTCAAAATCATTCTGATCCATCGCATTCATGACGTTTTTAAAGTTCTCCATCTTTATTAGTTAATTAATTAATAAATAATTTATTTAAATTCAATTTTTTATTTATTTATTTATCTGCTAAAACAACTGGCGTAGAATTTACTGCTACATTGGTATTTGCATCCAACCAAGCCATTCTCAAATTTTCATATACCTTTTTCATCCCCCAAGTAGTAATTCTGTATTCTCTTTGTTGTTCTTCACTAACAATAATAATCAATGTACTTCTAGCTAATAAAAATTGGATAAAATTTCTATGGAATTTTATATCTGTGATTCGTCGAATATCTACCGAATCTTCACTTGCTTTACACCATCCATAGGCATGATCAATTCTTCTACTAGTAACTAACCAATGCTCAACAGAGCAAGTAAACCATGAAAGTAATAGATAGGGCCATGTTGTCCCTTTCCATATTAATTTTTCTCCTGAAAGATATTGATTTTTTTTACTGTTTGTTAGGTAGAATTTAACACTCACGGAACTTTTCTGCATTCCATAAATAATATTATTCAATCGTTTCATATCATTATTATCCAAATGATGGTTTGGATCTTGCGAATGAGTATCTCTCATGTATATTAAACTTAGATAAATATTAAGCATAATATCACCAGAACATTTCCTAAACAATTTATGTAGGGTAATTTCCCTTGTAATTGTTGGAACCCATTCAGGTAATTCATTTCTTGCTTTTAACGCTTGAACGACCAATCTCACAGAGGGATCATTATAATGCATTTTTATTTAACTAAATGAAAGTGTTTTCCAATTTAATATCAATTGAGGATTTTTCTCTTTATGTCTTGCCGCTTTAATGAGTGCTTGTTTACTATGAATTTTTAATAATTCCTTAATAGTTATTGGGGAAGATTTATTCTCTCTCTGTAATGGTCGACAGGCTTTACCATGTTTGCTTGTAGAGTATGCACCACAAGTAACTATTCTCCCAGACTGGAGATAGGGAATGACTTGAATCCATTTCTCCCCTTTATACCATTTTTTTAATCCTTTATTAATTGTTGGTTTTGTTCCTTTAAATTTTCCACCAAGAGATTTATACATATGAACTATATACCCACTTTTATAAGCGGATGTTTTTAATCCATATTTTTGGTCCGCCATAGATTTTGCTTTTTTGTAAGCAAGAGATGCTTTATTCATTTTTAATAAGATTTTGAATTATTCTTTTTAATCTTTCTTGTTTCTCAAAAATTTCATTCGAATATTTGCCACATCCAAATTCGAATTGGATGGGTACCAACTCCATCCGTTTGACCCTTTTAATTGATGAAAAAATACCCCTGGTATATATCGAGACATTTTTTTATTTATAAATTTTATAAATAAAAATATCAGTTAAAATTTATTTTTACCCTTTATGAAATTCACAAAGAAATTTTTACCCATACTAGGAAAATGCGATGTGTATATACCCTCAGTGGAGCAAAAATTGAATCATTGTTCTACGCAAAAAAATTTTCTACGCAAAAAAATCAAAAATCAGCATCCAGAGAAAAAACTGAATCTTCCTTATTAACTCCCACTCCCGCCTTTCTATAATCTCCTACACGTTTTTCAAAGAAATTTGTTTTACCTTGGAGACTAATTAATTCCATAAAATCAAATGGATTCTTTGCATTGTAAATTTTTTTGTAACCCAATTGAGTCACTAATCTATCCGCTACAAATTCGATATATTGACACATATCTTGTGAATTCATCCCCACTAATCGAACGGGTAGAGCCTCTGTAAGGAATTCCTTCTCAATGGATACAGCTTCCATTACAATTTGATTAATTTCTTCTTGAGAAAGTTTATTCACTAGATGATGGTACAATAAAACAGCAAAATCGCAATGCATTCCTTCATCCCTACTAATCAATTCATTACTGAAGGATAATCCAGGCATGAGGCCTCTCTTTTTAAGCCAGAAAATACTTGCGAATGCTCCACTGAAAAATACACCTTCCACTACAGAAAATGCCACTAAACGTTTAGCGAATGAATTGGTTTGATACATCCATTTAACAGCCCAATCCGCTTTATGTTTTACAGCAGGGATTGTTTCAATTGCATTAAATAAAAAATCCTTCTTAATTGGATCTTTTACATAGGTATCAATTAAGAGAGAATATGTCTCTGCATGAATATTCTCCATCATAATTTGAAATCCATAAAAACATCTCGCTTCAGGCCATTGAACATCTGTGCTAAAATTTAGACAGAGATTTTCATTTACTATACCATCACTTGCAGCGAAAAATGCTAGGATATGTTCGATAAAATGTTTCTCATCATTGGACAATTTATTCTCCCAATGGTCAATATCTTTACTCAGATCCAATTCTTCTGCAGTCCAAAAACTCGCTTCTGCTTTTTTATACATTGCCCAAATATCATGGTACTTAATTGGGAAAAGAACGAAACGGTTAGGATTGGAGGTCAGAAGTGGTTCTTGCATTTTTTTAAAAAGTTTTTTAGATTTAAAATTAAATATTCAATTTAATGTAAAGAATGAGGAAAGATAAAATTAATAATGAATGTAATAATATTTTTTATATAATTTATAAAAAATGTATGATTATATAATTATTGGTGCGGGAGTATCTGGATTATATACTGCGGAAAAACTCATTGATAGATCTCCCAATTTACATATTTGTATTTTAGAGAAAGATGACCATGTAGGAGGAAGAGCATACAATGTAGATTTTCATGGAGTATCTGTAGAAACTGGAGCGGGTGTCGGACGATGGCCTCATGATAAAAAATTGAGAAAATGGTTAGAAAAGCATGGAGCTAACGTAACCATTGAACCATGCAATTTAAGGTATTATATTCCTGGAAAAGGATTATTTATGGAACCTCCATTGAATGTTCATCAAGAAGCTAATTCTAATATCCCTTTCCCAACGAAAAAGGAACGATCCATGTATAATTTTAAGGAATGGTTGGATCTCACCAAAGGGAAAGAATACAGAAAAGAATTTGTATTCAGTGCTAGTTATGATGATTATTTGAAAATGGATACTGTCGATGCATTAGAAAATTATCACTTTCAAGATTTAGATCCCCATACACAAATATTTACAGTTCAATGGACGGCTCATGAAAATAGAGTTAAAAAATATTTAGAGGATAAAGGTGTTATAATTAAATTAAATCATCCTGTAGTAAAAATTAGTACTAAAGAGGATGGAAGTCATTATCATGTAGAGGTGAAAAAAAAGACGTATATTGAAACATTCCATGGAAAAAAAGTGATTATTGCTCTCCCCGCAAATCCAGCTTATACACTCCTAAAAAAATCCGGGTATACAAAAAATGCTGAATTAATTAAGAATAATATTAAATATCAATACTTTATTAGGGCGTATGTAAAATTTAAAGGACCAAAAAATTATATAGAGGCAAATATTGGCGATGAAATAGTTTGTGGAACACCTTTCAGAAAAATTATCCCTATGAATCCAAAAAAACGTGTATATATGATTGCGTATTGCGATAATATCCATACAAACTATTGGAAAAAGTTAAAATCAATCCCGGAATTAGAAAGGGATTTATCTGACTTATTTAATGATACCATTCATATTGAAGATTTTGAATGTTTCTTTAGACCGGAAGCAACCCATTATTATTTACCTCTTCCAATGAAGTACTCCTCTAGAGAGGAATTTATTGAGGAAGTTATTCATGTAGATAAAAATATTACATTAATTGGGGAATGTGTTTCATTAAATCAATTTGGATCTAATTGATTTTGAGGAGTACATGGTCTATTATTGGATTCGCATGGAAGGCATGGAGATAAGTACATTTTTTAATAAAAGGATTGAATTTTTTAATAAAAGGATTGAATTTTTTAATTATTTATTAACTAAATAAATAATTAAAGAATGAATCAAGAAGATACTCCACGAGAAATGGAAGTATTCATGGAATCATTCCATGAATATTATGATACATATGATACTATTAAACCAATCCTTTATGGAGTGGGAATAGTTCTATTATTTTTAGTATTCATTTTGAATTTAATTTAAATTAATATAATAAATTTATTATATTATTAAAAATGGATATAGTTGAATTGGATGAAGAAACAAATATGAAATTACAACGTATTTTTGGTAAAGGAAAAAATTATGAGATTATTCCCGAAACAAAGATTAATAAATTTTTTCGTTATTACAAAATTGAAGGATTAACTAAACGTGTCAATTATTATATGAATAAAAAAATTATCGATATGGATGAGACGTATTTCTCGTTATTTGATAAATTAAAAGAGAATGGAATTAATGTTTTTATTAAAGGTGGAGCTATACGTGATTTTTTCCTAAAAAAAGTCCCAAATGATATAGATATTATTTTCCAATCCAATGAAGAAACTCTCAAAAGTTTATGCAAAAAATATAATTGGCCATGCGGGAGAATAGATCCAATGTATAAATTCATTCTCTTTGGAAAAGACATAAATTCAATTGATGGGATTTATGATGGAGATACTATCTTAAAAGAAAATAAATTCCAGTATGATTATACAGTAAATTATTTATTGTATGATATGACGAATAAACACTTAATTGATATGACTGGATTTGGGTTGATTGATGCAATCCATAGAGAAGTGAGAATTTCAGTCAATTTAAACTATTTCAATAAATGGGTAAATGATGGAACAAAATTTCCCAAAGGATGGAAAAAACCTTTAAGATTTTTTAAATTGCTTCAATTAGGATTTAAACCCTATAATAGAACAGTATTAAATACTATAGTAAATTATATAGAGAATAATTTTGATACACTATATATGAAAAAAATGAATAATCCTCCCTATAATACTCGAATTAGACATTTTCTCATTAGAACTCTGTCCAAAGTTGAAATAGATAAAGAGGGATCCTATCTTATACAAGATACAAATTGTGAAGTAATAAAGAATTACTTGAATGTATTAAATAAATATTTAAAACCAGAAATAATGCAATTAATCTATTCACAAGTTCCTGAATGTTTATAAATTAATAATAATAATATATTATATTATTATTTTTTTTAATATCTACGCTCAAAAATGGCTTCATTCACTTCATGTTTCACAAATGAAACGAATTCTTGAGCAGCATCAATTTCTTTATCGTAAGATGCATACTTGAAATTACTCATCATTGGAACCACATTGTCTTGAAAGATCCTGAACCATTCTTCATCATCCGATGAAATGATATCAATCCATTCAATGATATTACCCATGGGTCGATCATTTTCAATAACCAATAAAGCAGAGAAAAGTGCTTCTTCAAACTCGATAAGGAAAATCTTCTTCTTGAGAAGATTCCTCGTCTTATTGAGCGAATAAGTCAATTCACTCTCAGGCTCATTCATTCTAAAAAGAATAAGTTGAACTTCAACCATGTAAAGCGTCGTACGGAGATTATCCATCGATACGGGAAGAATGAGAATTTGAGTCATTCTTTTTTTTCGTATCAATTAATGTTAAATAATAAATAAATTATTATTATTTATTCAATTTTATTATGCGCTACAAACAATACATCCTTCTTCCTTCCTACAAATAGGCCCTTCTTCTTCTTCCTTTTTATTATTATTTTCGATAGTGAATTTAATCGCTTGGGAGGCAGCTTGAGTCCTAATATAATAGGAACCAGTCTTGAGTCCTTTCTTCCATCCATAGAAATGCATAGAGGATAATTTAGCGTAATTAGGTTCTGCAATATGAATATTCATTGATTGGGATTGGTCAATAAATGCCCCACGATCCGCCGCCATATCAATAATTACTTTTTGTGAAATTTCCCAAACTGTCTTGTATACATTTTTGATATATGAAGGAATTTCACGAATATTTTGGATGGATCCATTGGAACGAATAATTTCATTTCGGATAGATTCATTCCATAGGTTGAGTTTTGTTAAATCATTAATAAGATATTGATTTACAACAACAAATTCCCCCGAAAGAACTCTTCGAGAATAAATATTACTTGTCATAGGTTCGAAACATTCAGTAAATCCAAGAATTTGAGAAGTACTGGCTGTAGGCATGGGAGCGACCAAGAGAGAATTTCTAACTCCATGTTCATATACATCAATCTTTAATTTTTCCCAATTCCATTTCTTGAAACTGAGTGTAATTCCCCACATATCAAATTGGAAGATTCCTTTACTTACAGGCGATCCATAAAATGTTTCATAGGGGCCATATTCTTTCGCTAATTCACACGAAGCTTTCATTGCCCCATAATAGATAGTTTCAAAAATAATCTTATTTAATTCTCGAGCTTGAGGACTATCAAATGGCATTCCCATCATGATAAATGTATCCGCCAATCCTTGAACTCCAATACCAATTGGACGATGTCTTAGATTGCTTTTACGAGCTTGTTCAACCGGATAATAAGTTAGATCAATAATTTTATTTAGATTTCGTGTAACCATTTGTGTGACTAAAAGTAATTTATCAAAATTAAATTCACCATTCTTAACAAACATAGGTAAAGCTATGGAGGCTAAATTACATACCGCCACTTCATCTGGTGCAGTGTATTCGCAAATTTCCGTACAATTTCCCGTAAGGATACCATTAAATACAGCACTATGTCTTAGCGGTTCATTGACACAATATGTATCTGATATACGCTTAGTATAAATAATATTTTCTACAGTAATAAATCTTTTAGCATTTCTATTTGGTTCTGAAAAATCAGTCATAATATCTAATCGCTTTGGAGAAAATCCCAAAGTTTTAAGCTTTGATACTTCATTAGTAGAAATTTGAAGTCTAAATAATTCTTTACAATCAAACATTTTTTTACCACCTTTTCCATCTGGTAGTAAAATTTGACGTTCATTCATATTTTTTCTAATAACTGATTCAACCCCTAATGTCTGTAGCATAAGTCTTACATTATTTAAAAATGGTTTATTAATAGAACTAACTTGTAAAGTAATACTTGTTTTATTATTTGTAACTACTCTACAAACACATCCATCTCCATCCAAATATCCTTCTAACCATCTTAATTTATCATTTACTGAACTATTCATAGGAACATCAAATTTGTTAGGTAAGTCAAAAGGTAATTGAATGTTAATTCGTCCACTAGAATCTTCTTTACCTGAAGTTCTTCTAATATCTATATAATTAATTAATTGTTTCTTCTTATCATACAGAGACAATCTTGGTGTACCATTAATATTATATGTACCGTCTGCACAAAATAAACCGTGGGTATATGCATATTTGAAAGGAATACTTCCTTCAATATTATCAATAGATTCAAATTTAGTAAGCTTCATATTTTTTTTAAGATTTTGTGCATCAATACGTGTTTCTCCATCAGCTAAAATAAATTTATGATAAGGAGTACATTCAATTTCAGCTCCATTAGATAAAATAACCTTAATTAATTCTACATTAGTATTAGTTTTTACTACAGATGTATTACTCCATTCGTATCCATTCCAAATATTAACAGATTGTCCTTCTAATTCTCCAATCATTTTTTGTCCTTTATCTGTTAGAATAAATGTCTCAGGAGCCACGCATAAATTTGATGACTTAATAGTACCTAAATTTTGATGATTTGTTTTACTATTTACAGCATCCTTATACAATAGATAAGGACCTCCAGTCTCAATTTGTGAATCAATAATTGCTTTCCATAGAGATTGAGCTTTAATTGCTTTCCTCGCTTTTCCTTCTCTTTCATACTTAGTGTATAATTCTTCAAATTCTTCACCCCATACATCATCCAATCCAGGGCATTCGTGCGGACACATTAATGACCATACCCCATCGGATTCCACCCGTTTCATGAATAGGTCTGGAATCCACATGGCGTAGAATAAATCTCTAGCACGATTTTCTTCCTTTCCAGTATTCTTTTTCATTTCTAAGAAATCAAAGACATCTGCATGCCATGGCTCTAGATAAATAGCAAAAGATCCAGGGCGGCGGCCACCCTGATTAATGTATCGAGCTGTATCATTGTATACTTTTAGCATTGGAATTAATCCATCCGATTGACCATTTGTTCCAGCGATATAAGATCCTTTTGCACGAATTTTGTGTACATTTAACCCAATTCCTCCACTCATCTTGCTAATATGTGCGCAAGTTTTCAATGTATTAAAAATCCCATCAATGGAATCAGATTCCATATCAATTAGATAGCATGAAGCTAATGCATTCTTGGGAGTTCCCGCATTGAAAAGAGTGGGACTGGCATGAGTGAAATATTTCTGACTCATCGCATTATAAGTCTCCATAGCGGATTGTAAATCATTTCCATGAATTCCTAAAGCAACACGCATGAACATATACCCTGGTCGTTCAACAATTACTCCATCAATTTTCATTAGATAGGATTTTTCTAATGTTTTATACCCAAAATAACTAAATAAATAATCTCTTTCTTTATCAATCATTGAATTAATTTCATCTTTATTTTCCATCACTAATTCATAGAATTCTTTTGTAACGAGAGGATTCTTATAATGGTACAAATCATATACCACGTCCGAGAAATGGTCCTTAGTTTCTTTATGTAAATTACTAATTGCAATTCTCGCAGCTAATACTCCATAGTCAGGATGTTGGGTTGATTTGTATGCGGCTGTTTCAGCGGCTAGATTATCCAATTCCTTTGTTGTAATATGATTATATAAACCATTAATCACTTTAATTGTGATTTCTGCTGGATCAATATAATCCATATCTAAACCCCAACAAAGTTTCTTGATACGATTGGAAATCTTATCAAACATGACCCTTTCGGTCTGACCATTTCTCTTGACTACGTGCATTTTTTTATGATTTTTTTTAAAATTAAAAAAATCAATTCATTTTTATTAATCAGAATCAACCAATGATTCCTCGTATAATTCTTCTGCAATTCGTTCAACCATTCCTAGTGGATTGTTGAGGAATTCCATCACATGAGGCATTTCCGAGATTGGTTTAGTCTTCCAATCTTTGAAATCTTTCAATAGAAGATCATTGATATGACAATAGGGGGAAATAAATCCATCGTCATGTTTTTCTTGAATTTGATGTTCCCTGTATACTTGATCATCCAAATTGATGATGGATTCACCATTAATACGAATAATAAAATGTAGATAAACTCCTACATAAGTTCTGAATGCAATATTCGCATACAATTTATTCGATTTAAATACATTATATTTAACTGTTTGATCATCCACAGTTCCAACGATTTTGTATCCCATTGTCTCTACCAAAGGAAAGTCCATGGTAAATAATACTATTTGGATATCAAATAAAAAATTTATTTTTTTTCAATTTTAAAATTGAAGATTATATTTATATTTTATAATTATTTATAATAATCATCTACCAATCATGACTGAACTTCAAGTGATGGGTGAGAATCATTTTATCTTTATCGTTAGTGAAAGAAATCATATGTTCCAATTTTCTACTAAGCAAGAAAATGTGGAAAATTGTCTTTCTCTCATTGATAAGATGAATGATCCTATTTATCTAGGAAAAATTGAAATGATTGAAGAAAATGGTAATCCCTATCTATTCATTGATTCGTCCATTCCTTTGGAAGAGGAAATTATTTATGTATTTGGATGGGTAAAGGATTCAATTAGACTTTCAAGTGTCACTAAGAAATTTTGGCCTTGTTTTTACAGTAAATTGAAACCTATTCATTTTGAAGAATCTCAATTAGAAAGTTGTATTCATTTTGTTAGAATGAATTGCGAGCCAAAATATCCAGTGGAAATTAAATTTGATGGAGTAAAAGGATGGATTATCCTTCCTCTATTTTCCACATTTACATTTATCGCTTTTCCTATTTCAGCTATGATTAATTCTATTAGAGATAAGATTGCTGCTCGAAAAATTATTCGAACAATGATATAAAATTTAATAATAAAAATATTAAATTTTTTTAATGCTTCTTAGGACTTCTTTTTACATTGAGTTTTGTTGGTCTCTTTTTAGGTCCCCATAAATATTTTCTTGACCAATAATTCGGGGAAAGAGGATTATCCTTTGTAAGACGACCATTCTTATCTCTTATCCCCGCAGAACGAGTTAGATAATTTTTCTTTCTATTACTATCCTTATGCATAGTATAATCTTGGTATCCTTTTTGACCGAAATGGATTATCTTATCTCTATTATGGACTCTATCTCGTACTTTTACCATAAACTTTTTATCCTTTCTTGTTGAGGGGACGGGTGTATTATATCTCAAAGAAGATTTCTTTGAAGAATATTTTTTGGGGGATCGTTTAGGCATAATTTTTAATTAATTAATTAAAAAATTATTTAATCTAGTATAGGTTGACAGGGACGGATAATTAATTCGACTGATTTAGGGTATTCATCTTCTGTATATATTTGTAAGATAAGTTTTGCTAGTTTAATTAGTCCATAATCCGTTTTAACTGTACTAAATTGGATAATATTACTCATAACACATGAAGGAATATCACATAATGAATAACATATTTCTTCCCAATAATCCAATTCCTTTTCCCAAGTTGGTTTTGTATGAATTTCATCATTCCCGCATGAATACGTTTCATCCCAATAAGGAATTAATGGATGAGGAATGATAATTGATACTCTTTTTTCATACTTACCATTTTCTAAATAAAAAGTATTCTGTTTTATAAAAATATTGAATTTTTTCTTTTGTATTTGCCCATCATAGAAATACGGTAATTCTAAAGGGTAAGTAATTTCTTCATCTGGGGGATTATCGATAAAAGGAAAAATTTTTTCCATGACAGTATGTAAATATTTTTGGACAAATACCCTATCAAACATTTTTTTAAAAATTGAATTTTTATTAAATAATATATTTTTTATTAATAATTCAAATGGAAAATCACATGATCATCGTCTCTCAGCCCGATACTCTTTGGACGCATCCTTCCGGATATGTCTATGAAGTTCCTGATGATCAAGTTCTTGTTGAAACGATCAATAACGATGGAACGAAGATGTATGATCTATGGGATATCGCCGAACTTTGGCATGAAAACATTCTCAAGTTGGACGAAAACGGTGAAGCCGTTGTCCCATATGAAATTGATCTCCATTAATTAACTAATTTATAATTTTTTATAAATTTTTTTACTATTTAATAAATTTTTTTCATAAATAATTTATGTATGAAATATTTTATTGTTTAATAGTGATTCATAAAAATTCAAAAAATTCCATTTTTTTGAAAAATACGAGGGATATACAGTGGAGTTTTCCCACTAGAGGGTATTTTTTTCTTCGCAAAAACAATTATAAAAAATTTAATTAATTTTTATATACAATTTATTTATAAAAAAATAAACCATGACTTAGTAAGTCACTCAAAAAAATCGTGAAAAATCACTCAAAAAATCAAAAAAATGACAAAAAATAAATTTTTGAAGCGATGTGTATATACCCTCAGTGGAGTTTTCCCACTAGAGGGTATTTTTTTCTTCGCAAAAACAATTATAAAAAATTTAATTAATTTTTATATACAATTTATTTGTGGAATAAACATCATTCAGTATAAAAATATCTCCAAAATTGAATTAAAAATACGAATTTTGATTAAAAAAACAATACAGTCAGCCGGGGAAACTTCTGGATAGACCATGGACGTGCTAAATAAGGTAAGGGAATCAGGTAAGAAAATGATTACTTTGTTTTTTACTTTTTTGTATGTAATTTTTTTAGCAATTTTATGGTGGTTAATTATCTTTATTTTAAGTAATGTTTTCTATCAATTCTTATATTATCTTTATACTAATTATTGTGTAGGTCAAACATTTTTTGATATTATATATAATTCGGTATTTTCCAGTAGTAGTTCGCTATGTATGGGAACAAGTTCTATAATTCATGAATTGGGTAAATGGAAGAATGATTTCTTTATGAAAATTTTCTTATTGATATTTACACTATTTACATCACTTGTTAAAGAAAAAGTACTTGGTCCAAATTTTATTGATTTGGATATTAATAAATATAATACTGAAATGTTACGTAAAATTAAATTATCCGAACTAGTGAATCCTTCTGAACCAGAAAATCCTTTTGCTAATCATCCTAATGTTACAAATAACAATAGATTTGCATCATCTGCTTATAATTTGAGACAGAGAAGTAATTATCATGATGAATAAAATTGAATAATTATTAATTAATAATTAATTAATAAATTGATATTACTAAAAATTAATAGTTTTTGCTATGTTTTCAAGATCAGGTGCAGGAAAAGTTTCATTAAAAAAAAATAAAAAATCGTCAAGGGTTCATTATGAATTGGATGAATTAATTCTCAATCTAAAAAAAGCCATCAATCAAGACGATTATGAATCTGCAGCTTATTATGCAAATAAATTACCTCGACCAATTCCTTGGGATTCAGTTGTATATAATTGGTATCCCTATGTTTATCAATACAAGAGAATGATTGAGAATTTTTTATATGCAAATGATCTATGAAATTACTTTTTAGTTTTAACGATTATTTGTGTAATTATTATTCCACTCATAATTACAATTAATATTATACTCGCAATCGGGTACCAATAATAATCTCGAGGGATATCTATAAAAATATATATCTGAATTAAAATCATTAAAAGAATTTGAATTAATAAAGTGATAGAAAATGCCTTTGCTTGAATAATTTTATTCTTTTTGATAAAAGCAATTTGTGCTGAAATTATACCTAAAACGGCTAAAATTAATACTAACATAGTAATGGGTAATTCAATTTCTTTCCCATTTCGTAAAAAATAAAATGTTGGTAATGTTATTATTAATAAAATAATATTAACCACTAATGCCATAACAAACAATTGTAAAAATCTATCCATTTTTTTTAAATTGAAAATTTAAATATAAATTTTATTTAAATTTACCAAGAAAATGTTGACGGATTCGAATAAGTTCAAGCGATTGTGTGAGATTGGAAATGCTATTGCATTGAAGAATTCACATATGACACAATGTCATTCCGCTTTAATCATTAGTGGAGGATCCATTATCTCCACAGGAGTAAATTCATTTGATCGATGCAAATTTGATCATAAGTATACTCCTGGATGTCATGCGGAAGTAAATGCATTGATGCGAATCCCCAAGAAAATTCGTCGCAATAATTTGCAAATGATTGTTTTCCATCCAGGAAAGGATAAGTTTCATCCAAATAAGCCTTCTAAGCCTTGCAGTTTCTGTATGAAGTTTATAAGGGAGTGGGGAATTGATCGTATATACTATATTTGTCCTTCCACACGAGAATGGGTCTGTCGACGGACGAGGGATATGAATGAAATTTATTTCTCCTCATTTGTCCGGAATATGGGTATGGATATTTTCAATTAATTAAATAATAGTTTTTTTATTATTTAAAATAATGGATCAGAATACACAAGCGGGATTAACCTTATATTATGAAGCATTACGAAGAATTCATGCTGATTGGGACGATTCAAAATCATTAAGTATAGCTCATATGGCTTTATCCAAAGCTCTTTACGGATTATCATACACAAATGAAATTGAACAATTAATTAAAACTTGTAATAGAGAAATCATGAATAAGCGTTTTCATAAATAAGTCTATAGGATAGTAATATATCCGTGGTCCGTTCAGGGAATAATACTATATCTTTAACATTCATCCAATCCACGTAATGTAACTTATTAAAAATATCCAATGCATTAGGCGATTGGTCTTTAAATACGACATAATCTATCTCCACTCGTTGGAATGCTTTTTTTTTATTGAAGATAGTTGTTTCAAGCCAAATACTTACATGTTTATTAATAGTTTCTTGATCCCATTCATCCGATAAATTATTGTAGAATATTTCATCTAACAATTCTTGAGTTGCATAATACTGCTTTAATCTAAATAATCCAATTAATCTCTTATACATTCTATCTATATTTATAATTACTTATAAATAAATTCTCAATTAGTATCTATACTTCTATATATAGCAGAAATAGTCCAATCCGAACTGAGCAAGTATTCATTCGGAGCTCCTGAAGTTACTAATAATCCCATCACATTATTTGCGTAATAAAATGGCATGGAAATAGTGACTAAATTATTTACATTAGAAAATGGATAATTTCCTATAGTTATATTATCCGAACCGAGTTTCTTAAATAAGACAGTGTATATACCAGATCCATTGGATGTAGCTGGAACAGTTGGATGATTTAACTCAAATTGGAATTGAACTAAATCATTGTTAGTTACAGTTACAGTCACTTGATTATTTAAAATATTTTCAGTCTTTATATTATTTAATATTTGAGTTCGTTGATTTTTAATTGTATTATAGTTACTATATGAAATAACACCAAATATTAGAGCGATTAAAGCAATGGCTATACCTATAACTAGAAATGCAATCGTTGGAATATTAGGATTCTTTATGAGAGAAACATTCATAGATTCCCAAGGTTTTATATATTGAACACTCATAACTGTTTTTTTAAATAGATTATTTTTTTTATTTACAAAAATGAGGATTACGTTGGAAGGATTCAGGACGTATCAACAAAAAACAGTCATTGATTTCCCCGATGAGGAAGTCACACTCATTGAGGGGAAATCTGGCCAGGGAAAATCAACCTTATTTAGAGCCATTCATTGGTGTTTATATGGAAAGAAAGAATCGACCTATACATGGAGTTCCACAAAAAAGAAATGTTATGTAGAATTACAAATTGAAAATGTCTCTATCGTGAGACAGAAAAACCCTGAACGAATCACTGTTACTTTTGAGGATGATAATACTTCCCTATCAAGTGAGGAAGCTCAAGCATGGATTAACAAAAAATGGGGGTCAAGAGAGAGTTGGATTGCTAATTCATATCTTATGCAAAATTCTCGAAATCCATTAATTCAAGGGACTTCTTCAGAAAAATTATCCCTTTTGGAAGAATGGGCATTTCCCGAGGATTCTCCATCGGATTGGATAGATAAATTGTCTATCCAAAAGAAAAAGCATCAAAAGGATTACGAAACGAATTATTCAATGTATCAATTACTAAGTAAACAATTAATTGTTCCAACTGATATGGATATTATGAAGGAGTATCCTTCATTCACGAAAGAAAATCAATCAAAATATCAAAAGGAATTAAAGGAATTAGAAAATAAATGGACGGAGATAAATCAATTAGAACAGCAAAAATTAGTATATAAAAATTTAGTAAATGATTTATCCATTCTAGAGGAGGAAATTAATTCATATAATGAATCATTAATGGATGAAAATTCATTAAATGAGTATATCTCTATAACGGATAAATTAAATACCATTTCATCCTTGAATAATTTAATACTACCACTCAAAAAAAATATAATCCATTACCCATGGATGGATGAAATAACTAATTGGGAGAAAACCATCCACGAACAAACTCTTGCAAGAGAAAAAGAATCTCAGTGTAAATCATTGAATTTGACCTATTCAAAAGAATCCATCCAATCTGAATTGGATTATATCATTGAATTGGAGAAAGTATTCCCTAAAGTCATTGAATATAACTCTCTTGAATTCCTTTCTAATTTCCAAGAAATAGAAAATGAGTATTCCATTGAAGAAATTTCTCAAGTTAAATTACAAGAAAATAAATATACTCAATTTATTAATACATGTAAAAAATTAAAATTAAATCCATCCGATATCCCTTCAATGAAGGAGAATAGTATTAGATACCAAAAAGTATCAAAATTTATCCCCACCTATAAAGAATGGAAAAAGGTATACACAAATTATGAGCAATGGTTAGATTCATTAACTGACTATAATGAAGAAGAAGATGAAGAAATTCTTCGTAAAGAAATTACAGATAAAAATGAATTACTTTCATCCATGAAAAAGAGTTTGGATATCCATACTTGCCCTCATTGTTCTGGGTATATTCGTGTAATAAAAAATAAATTGGTTATAGCGGATACAGCTCCATCCAATACCCATGATATCCAAGAATTGGAAAAAACGATCGCATTAATGGAAGAGAATTTATTCTATATAAAATCAATAAAAGAATTACAAGCTAAGATATCCCATCTTCCCTTGGAAGATTTGGAATGGGCTATCAATCAATCAATCAATCAATCTGTAGAAAATTTGGAAGTGATTCAAAAGCCTGACCTATCTTCATCTCAAATGGAGAAAATAAATCAACATATAAAGAAATTATCTCTCCAAAAAGAATTGGAAGGAATTGATCTATCGAATCCATTATTTAAAAAATCCTCTCTTTCAGATTATAAATCAAAATTATCCAATCTTGTAAAAAGTCCATGGATGGACTTACTTCCTTATCCAGTGAATAAACTTCAAGAGGGGTATAAGATGAAACAATTAATTGATCAATATACTAAAATGGAGGAAAAGAGAGATCTTATCTCTCAAGAAATTCCCCTTAATGAAGAGAATGATTTATCCATTCGAAATTCATTCATTAAGGAACAGGAACAATTAAAAACAAAAATTTCCCAATCCAACAAGAGGAAAATCACATTAATTTCTTCTATCAAAAAGATTGAATCCATTATTAATAATTATTCAATGAATGATATAACTGAGATTGAAGAAAATATTGCTATTCTTAGAGAGTATCTCCAATTATGTACAACAATGATTCCCTATTTACAGAAAAAAGAGGACTTGGAAAAAGCTGAATTGGCGTATAAAAAGTCAGAACAGTCAATGTCTTTGTTCACTCAATTAATTGAACGAGCTAAAATTTTGGAACATACTTTATTGGATGATTATTTATCTACATTAAATTCACTTATTTCGGATGTCACGGGTGAAATGTTTGATGATCCAATCTATGTTGCATTCGAATTATTCAAGGGAGATACTCCCAATGTCCAATTATCCCTCCTTTATAAAGGAGGACAGAATGAATCTGTATCAGATTTAAGCGGGGGAGAAATTGATCGTATTAGTCTCGCTGTAACAATTAGTTTGGCTGTATTATCCCCCTTCAAGTATGTTCTATTAGATGAATGTTTTGGTTCATTGGATGCACCGACAAAAGAAAAATGCCTTTCATCTATCAAGAAATTACTTCCCCATAAAGCCGTATACATTATAGCGCATGGGGAGACTGAAGGTGATTATGAGCATCATATTCAATTTAATTAATTGATTTTTTTTAATTTAAAATTAATCCATTTTCAAAAAATGGATCAATGTATGATTTGTATATCATCATTCAATAAAACTATTAGAAAGCCGATCCAATGCGATTATTGTAAATTAACCTATTGCATGCAATGTATCAAGAGGTATATTCTTTCTAGGGCGGAAGATGCTCATTGTATGAATTGTAAGACGGGGTGGACGATGGATTTCTTATTTGTCAATTTCCCTCTCTCATTCATTCATGATGACTATGAATTATCTAGAGCAAAAATTAAATTAATTCAACAAAAGATTCTTCTCCCCGAAACACAACTTCTTATTAATAGAAGGAAATGTCTTCATACAATGAGTAAAAAACATAGGAAATATATGGATGAAGTATACCAAATGAATTATTTGCTTGGACAAGTCACTTTCCAAAGTACCATTCATGTTAATTTAACTACAGCAGTAAAAACAGTCCAAGATGCAATGGAAGCTTTCCTTATTGCAAAAGCGAATTATGATGATTTAACTTTCCAAACAATTAATGAAAATAATTCAATAAGTTATATATCCAAGATTAAAGAGGAAGTATCTATTATCTCGCATTGTATCAAAGATGGATGTAGAGGATTTATCTCTAATAGAGGAAAATGTGGCTTATGCAATTTAATTGTATGTACCAAATGTCTCAAGGAAAAAATGGATTCACATGAATGTAAGGAAGAAGATATCGCTTCAGTTAATTTACTTAGGAAAGATTCTAGGTTATGCCCGAAATGTAAAGTATTAATCCATCGATTTGAAGGATGCCCTCAAATGTGGTGTACTCAATGCCATACAGGATTTGATTGGAATACTGGAGAAATTCTTAAAAAGCTCCATAACCCTCATCTAACAGAATGGTTAATGAATAATAACAATAACAATACAAATCAACCCATTCAAGATAATAATAATAATCCATGCGGATTACCCGCTATAGATTTAATGGATATTAGGAATAAGATTGCTTTATCCAAAGACCAATCATATGTACGAACTATTTATGACAAAGCTCAACATTTCCATAATTTCGAAATTCCAAATTTGGGACAAAATTTTGAGAGGAGATATGAAGAATTGAGAGAAACATATTTAATGAAAATAATTAGTGAAGAAACATGGGTCAATGAAATTAAAAGTATTCGTAAAAGAGAAATGAGGAATAATGAATTAATCCAAATCCTCGAATTATTTTTTGATGCATCCATGGATATCCTTAGACAATTACAACAGAATAAAATTAATTGGATGATTGCTCATAAAGGATTAAATGATCTATGTGAAATGGTAAATAATAAATTGAGTATTATAGAAAAGAGACTTAAAATTTCATGTATGAAATATAGAGTTTAAACATAAAATATTTTTATATAAAAAAAATGTCATCAGATTTAAAAGAATTAATTGAACGTTCTCTCTTTGATCCTTCTAATGAAGAACGTTCTTTTAGTTCTGAATTTGAACGTGTTCATAAGCATCACATTGATTCGTTAGTTTTATTCGCCCCTGAAACGGATAAAGCAATTGTTTTTTTCCATGGGAATTATGGAAATGTGACATGGTATACAGAAAAAATGAAAATGATTCAAAAGAAAAATCCAACCTGTGATATTTGGTGTTTTGACTATCCTGGATTTGGTAAGAGTAAAGGAAATTCCAATACAGATAAACTTATTGATTCTGCATATACATTTTTGAATATGATTTCAAAAATGTATAAGTCATGGGAATGGGTTTGCGAAACAATTGGTGCGGGAGTGGCGATGGGTGTATTAGTCCAAGGAGATAAGAAATTAGATTATTTACCAAGTAAAATAACCATCATTAATGGATTTAGATCTGTAGGAAATATGGCTATGGAACGATCAAGTATCCCTAATGCAAAACATATCGTGAAAAAGTTTGGATTTGAATTAAATACATACAAATGGATCATTAAAGCTAGAGAAACATTTAATGGAACTTGCCCTTCATTCTGTATTATTAGAGCATTGGATGATAAGGAAATTCCAATGAAACATTCGCAAGATTTATGTGAGGCGGCGGGTGTATCTTTAGTCGTAGTCAATGGTACACATAGAGATTATGAAATTTGAATAATTTATTAATTTTTTATTTATTTAAATAATAAATAAGATGGATGCATTCATTGAATCACGTTTCAAGAATGGTATCATTGATTTGAAGGATTATTCCCTTCATGAATTTCCAGAACAATTATTCAAGTATAAAGATGAATTAATTGGATTGGATCTCAGTGGGAATAATATCGGTTCTCTCCCTTCGAGAATCAATGAATTCAAGAAATTGAAGTACCTCTATCTGGTGAATTGCCAGATTGATGAATTGCCTAAAGAAATTGGAGAATTGGTTCATTTAGAAGAATTACTTTTGAGAGCTAATTTCATTGATGATTTGCCGAAAGAAATTGTTAATCTAACAAATCTAGAACACTTAGATTTGTCTGAGAATGTCTTTACAAATTTCCCAAATGAAATATATTCTTTAACTAATCTTCGTGTATTGGATTTAACATTTAATTGTTTGAAAGATCCTTGCGATAAATTAGTCCTTGAAAAGATTCCATCCATTCTCTGGTATTTCTATTATGGAAATAAACCAGTCCAATCATGGACATAAAACAAATTCTTATATATATTTTTTTTTCTAAAAAAAATATATTTAATTTAATTATAATTGGCAGGATTTACCTGTATTAAAATCATACCATTTCATATGATGATCCAACGTAATTCGATGGAATCGAGCTAGTTTAGATTGTGTATCATGGATATTATAGGACATATAAATATTCCCATTCCAATTCACTAATCCAGAGATATATTCTACACCTAAATGTTCCAGAATGAATGTTCCACTAATTTTTTTAATTTCAAATGATTTATTCATCCATACTAGTTTCGTGAAGTATGTATCCTCTACAGGCGTATCATAATTCACGAAATGGACAGAGAAAAGATACCCCTCATTATAGGGGATAGGGCTTGTCGATCCTCGTATGAATGGGAAAAATGTTTGTGGGATTTCCCTATTCACAATTTCTTTGAATGAACCATTCTCAATATCAATTTCATTAATAATAAATGGAGAAAATTTATATATAACTAATACACGATTTTTTTCATCCACAAAAGGGAGCCAATTCTTTTGCTGGTCAGTCATATTTTGACATTGTAAAATAACTGTTTTATCCACATTGTATTTATTATCTAATCGACATAACACCATGGTTGGACGAGGGTGATTGAAACATTCCAAACTTGTTGCAGTGAAATATAAAGTATTATTATATGAGAAAACTCGTGGATCTTCATACCCTATAATGGGGGATTGAATTGATCGAGGGTATACGCCAAAATCTTCTACTTCTTTATGGAATAAAATTCTAAAATAATTATCATAGATATATACAAATGTTTTTGATATGATACGATCCCATGGATCCCCTGAAATAATGTATCTCTTATTATCCCTCTTATAATTATGCCCTCGGATGAGGGATACCATTTGATTATTATGAATGACTAAAGAAGCATTCATTAAATTTATATTGGAATGAGACATATAAGGTCTAATTTCAACGGATTTAGGAGAAATCCTAAATAAAAAATAATTGATACAACGGAATAATTTTGATTTCATATGATTATTTTTTTGGACTGAAGGATTAATAATTAACTGTTCAAAAAGTTCAAATGCTTCCTTCAATTTGCCCTTAGAAATATACCCATCCATTAGAATCATATTTCCAAACATGATGGATTCTTGAGTTGCATTCTTTTCTTTGCGGATATTTTTCGTCACAACATTTTCCAATTTTTGCAATTCTCCCTTATGAAGGAGTTTAATTGCTTCTGAATGATGCACTGAATCCATTTTTAGTATATTAGTCCTTTAAATCTTAAGAAGTAATTTAAATTTTTTTCCAAAAATAAAAAATGAAAGACATCCGACAAAAATACCCCGACCGAGTGCCAGTTATATGCAATGGAACGAAAAATTTAAAGCATAAAATTACCAATCAAAAATATCTTGTTCCTAAGGAAACAACTTTAATGGAATTCTTATCTAAATTGAGAAGAACATTCAAATTAGATTCTACCCAAGGAATATATATTGCTATAGACGGTGATTTACCTTTATTAAATTCTACGTTTGCCGAATTGGATGACTTATATCGTCACGAGGAAGATGGTATTTTGTATATGGATATCTTACAAGAAAATGTTTTTGGTTAATTATTTATTTTTTTTTATAAATAATTACTTAATATTTAATATTGAAGAAACTTCCCATTCCATCAAACCAATCAGATACAGATTCAAAGAAATTAGATCCATCATCGTATTTACTAGAATATTCATAATGATTCTTATAATACCCTGATCCTGTTAGTATTACTTGAACGATCAATGCAATTATTATAATTGCAATAACAGCAACAAGTAATCCTATCGCTACTTTTCCTCCATAGGATAATCCTCCTTGTTGTGATGATGATGATGAAGTATTAGTATCTTTGGTAGAGGATTCTCCTTGGGATTCATCTCCTTTAAATTTAGTCATATCTTCTTCTCCAGAAGAAGAAGAATAGGAACCAATATCTTTTGTTGATGTACCAATTGTATCTAATGAAACAAATCCTTCAGATATAGCATTATATGAATCTCCATATTCAGAGGTAGAATAAACTGAGGCGGATTTAATACCTAAAGACTTTAAGTGAGTCACATCAGTAATACTAGCTTGCTTTTGATTATTTACTAAAAATACTATAGCATTTTCTTTCTTATCACTATTATTTAAATTACTGAATTTGTATACACCATTAGAATAAACACCTATATAAACTGGATATTGGCAAGTATAATCACTTGATAAAATTTCATTCGAAGAAGAGGGAACAGGTAAAGCCCCCGCACAGACGGCAGAACATCCTTTTTGATGGGGATTTTTTACCGATAAAGAACACCCCTTGAAATAGGATCCAACTGTTCCCACTTTAATTTTATCCGCTTTTTGGAAGATATCTCTAACACATCCATAAAATGCAGGATATTCATTTGTTCCATACAAAATTCTAACATAACTTTGTAAGTATTGATAGAGAGATAAAGCGTCTGGATTTAATTCATTGATGGGTATATCTCTATAATCATAGAGTTGAGTTAATTTTTGTCTAATATCTTTTTCATTGAATAAAGTATTCACTGTATAACCTTTTGATGGGTTTGCTACAATTTCTGTAGCTGGGGGAGAACCCGTATATTCAGGCTCAGGGCTTTTGATATCATCTATTCCCTTCTTTACTGAGACTGGATCTTGTAAATTAGGGGATGAAACTGGACTCATTGAAGGAGATACAGATCTACTTGAACGTTTAACTCTTCCATTAAATCTAACCATATCTTTTTTATTAAAATAAATAAAAAAGTTTTTTAATGATATTAAAATAAAAATGATTTATTATATGTAATTGTTATTCCCAATAAAATAACAAGAATTACAGCTATAATACCAACTACAATAGATGCTATTTGCCCTGTAGATAATCCATTCTGAGAATCTTGGATTTCTTTATTTCCAGTTTCTTTGTCTGTCATTATCTTTTTTATTAAAAATAAAAAAGATTTAAATCCAATTTTTTTCTTTCATTTTATTAAAGCATTGAATTAACATTTCTACATCATCCATCGCTCGATGTGTTTGAATCACCGGAGGTAATCCCAAATCATTATATAATCGCTGTAATTTAGGCCAGCGATTATTATAATATTTCTTTGATTCTCTCATAGTACAAATACTTGGGAGATCATTCCATTGATTATAGGCATCAACCATCCCATTCAATGCAAATTCATGCGCTAAAATAGATTTATCAAAGTATACATTATGACAAACTAAAATTACATTATAATTAGTCATAATATATGAAAGTTTATCTAAAACATACTTTATTTCTTTTCCTTGAGAGATACATTCTTCAAGGAGTCCAGGATCAAAGGGGGGTTTTGATAATTCACACGATGGATAAACCAAAAAATTATCCATTTCTAAGATTTCTTTTGAAATTGAATGTTGTAATACCCAAGCTATTTCTAATAAACGAGAATCCTTATACGAATCAAAAGGGAAATGTTCACAAGAATCAGGAATTAAATCGCATACTTTTATTGGGAGATTGGTTGTTTCAGTATCAAGAAAAAGATACAAAGGATCTTCCTCTTCAATAAGCATCATCATCATTTATTTATATTTATAAATAAATATTCTTAAATCTTCATTGAAATATCTGGTTCAATAAATACATTATAATACTGTGGATCTTTCTCATCCATCTTTAGAAGGAGTTTCTTTGTGACCCATAGTACCACCACTAAAGTATATCGCTGAGGGGGAGAATTGGAGGAAGGTTCCTTAAATTGGACTTTGAAAACAGCATTCAATTGCTTGAAGACAGGTCCAGAACAAGCCTCTAAGAAATTGGGTCTTAGATCAAAGCAATGCATCGCCATTCCATCATGATTGATATTATTCTGCATACAATAAAGAGCTTCCATTTCAACCCTCTTAATGGGAGTTTCGGGAATACGGCTGACACTTCCATAATTGAGCGAGTAATTGAGAATAGGCCATGCTCCTTCAGATACATCTTCTAAATTATCAGTGAAATTGCAATAGTTATTGAGTTTATGTGCCTGTGTATTTACTGCAAGGAATGAGATTGCCTTACAAGGAGCATCATGATTTAATTGAATTGTTCCCGCTTGTCCCTCTTGGAATTCTTCTGTTGAAGGAATAACAACAAAATCATCAATGAAACGTTGATAGATACCTCCTTGATCTTTTGCCTGGCAACGAATCTCTTCCTTATCCTCTTCATCCACAAGAGACATTCGAGCAAACATTTCAGGGGTTGGAAGATACTTATCATTCGTCATATTCATTGTAATATAATTGAGATTGAATGGAATTTCCTTCCATTCATTTGAATCAGGGATGCGTTGACGCATACGCAGTAATTTTTCAATTGAATTGAACTCAAATCGATGAATAATCTTTTCTCTATCCTTTAGCAAAAAAATGGGAAGGGCTTTGGAGGGGTGAATAGCGTAAAACCATGGAAGCATGACGTATAATTCATCTGATGGAAGTTCCTTGGACCATGTAGTTAAATTGGAACGATGTCCAATCAATTTTAGATACTTATCAAACATTCTCGGTTCCATAATAAATTTCATATAATTGTAAATTCCAATAGGAGATAAGGTATTTACAGCTATATCATCACTTTTTAGAACAGCATACTTGAAGAGATTAATCCCTGGAAAATCAGGCCATTTAATTTCAATGGTATCTTGGTATTCTGGAGCAACTTTTACTGGAGGAATTTCCTGAACAAGATAGGAATAATCTAAATAATCTAAATTATCATCAATCGTATAATCCACCGTCCCCTTATTAGACTTTACACTCTTGAAAGAGACTGTACTGGATGCATTCCTAGCGACAGGTTCGAAAATATCCGCAAAGCAATTATTCCAATATTCAGCGTCCTCTTTCGGCTTATGTAATTCCTTTTGAAGGGAACTCATTTGTCTCAAATCATATCGAGCAGGATTTGCCATTTATTTTATAGCATAAAATAAATGTATTTAAGATAAAAATTAACCTAATCCAGCCATTATATATTGTACATAAGGCAATTTAAAGAAATTAAATAGATTTACTATATTTGTATCGGATATCCATTTTTTCATACATTTTACAATTTGACTATCTTCATTTTTATTTACATCTAAAACAGTTTGTAATTCTTTATGAAGTAATTCATTACATTCTTCACTATTATTCATTATACAATAATTATTAATAAATTCTGTGACATATTTCATTCCAGTATAATAATCTACCTTTAGTCCATTAGTTCTTAAGTTATGTACATTCAAAGCCAAATTAAACGCATGTATCGCACAAAATTGATGTCCACCAAGTATCTGTAAATTAAAATCATACGGATCATATATTCTATTTCTCTTATCAACATATTTATAATGAGCAGTTCCTAATTTTGTAGCGCCTATATAATTTCCACGAGATGGCATATTTTTACCCATATCTTCTACGTATATAAGACCTGGTATATCTACAAGATTTATAAAAAATTGTATATTTTGATCCACTAATTTTTGAAAAATACTAAAAATAAAATCTATAGATAATTCTTCAACTTTCGAACGTTTATTATCAGGAATAGTGCATGATTGCATTAAAAGATTTATCGAATCATTAAATCCTGATTTATCAATCCCTTCAGTATCAAAATGAGTTCTTCTTGTTCCAGTTACAGATAATTTTAAATATTTTCTAGGGTTTTTTCTAATGGATTTTCTAGGGCTTTTTCTAATGGATTTTCTAGGGCTTTTTCTAATGGATTTTCTAGGGCTTTTTCTAATGGATTTTCTAGGGCTTTTTCTCCTTTTGACTGGAGAAGATTTTCTAGGCATTTTTAAATAAGAAAATTTTTTTCTTATTTAAATATACATTTTATTGATTAAAATGAATACGATAGAAGTTACAGAAAAATATATAAAGGAATTGGAATGGTCTATTGGAGAGAAAAATCCAGACTATAAGAATATTGTATTAACGATTAAAGTCATGAAAAAAATAGCTATACTAAAAATTTACCCATCATTTGAATCTTCTATTTTTATACAACAATTCAAAGATTATATATCAGATTTTAATAAAGAAATTCTATGGGTATATATCGTTCATAAATGGATGAAAGCGATTAATATATAGATAAATTTTATCTTTTTATAGCCATTTTTTATAAAGGAAAAAATACCCTTAAATAGAAGAAATTTATATTTACAAAAAATGAGCACAAAGACCCGTCCTTCAGGTGAACAACTAAGCCAGCAAATTCTTGATATTCTTGAATCCATCAAGTATAACAATGGTATCCTTCTAGCACTTGTTCCACAGGATTACACTGTTGAAGTAGGCCAGAATAAGATTTCTCGCACTCAGCTTAAGGAAAATGCACGCAATGTTGAGCGTGCCCTAAAAGCCATCGCTTCACAAGTAAAGCGTGGTGTTCGTCGCCGTGTTGCAGCGGATGATTCAGCGGAAGGTGCTTCAGCTACAGACAAGCCTAAGCGCCATGGTGGGCTAGATAAGCCCAACTATTACAACAAGGAACTCATTGATATGTTCCTTAATGCCGACCTTGGCACAATCGATCCACTTAACCCCAAGTCAGAAAAGATTACCTCAGTCCTCAAGCGTTCAGCGTTTGGTCAAAAGTGTATTGCTACCCCCCATACATTTAGCCGTCTATTTTCTATCCTTATCAAGATGAATGATTTCCAGGATAAGGAGAAGGGTCAGTATATCCGTTTCCCCGAAGGATTCCTTAAGAAGAATCTTCCCGGTATTACGGATGTCCTCAGCAAGAGTGGATTTGACCTTACCTCAATCACATGGATCAATCTAGGCAAGTTCAGCTCCGCCGCAGTAGTAAATAAGACTGTTCTCAATGAAGCTCAACTTGCAGAGCTTGAAAAGAATACAGAAGTTGCTCGTGATGTAGAAGGTCTTGCTAAGCAAATTCTTCTCCGTCATAACAAGCAGGAAACAGTCCCAGTTCCAGTTGTTCCTTCATCCCTTGTTGGAACTGCTGGTCCTTCAAAGCTTTCCCCAAAGAAGAAGTAAATAAATAATTATATTAATTGTCCTCCAGGATTTGGACTATTATTATATGCAGCTATACATTTAGAATATGCATTACATAAATGTCCAGTTTTATCTGTGGATTTTGTTATTTGAATTCCTTCTATACTATTAGGTAAATCCCATAATCCAAGATCTGATATATCATTATAAAAAACACTATTATTTAATATTTCTTTTGGTGTAGCAAGAAAAACTTTATATCCTTCTGGAATTTTAATAGAATAAAATTTAGATGGTATATTTACATATTGTCCTACATCATATGAATATTCATCTCCTTGAAAATTAGTTTCGGTATAAAATTTTACTAATCCTTCTCCACCCCCTCCACCTCCACCCCCACCACTTTGAGTAGGGCATGTTACTGTTTTTGATTTTGAACAAGTATCATTGACCAATCCTGTTACTTTTACAGTATAATTTATAACTAATGATCCTCCTGTACAGGATAATCCGCATGTATTTGTACTGGAATCATTTGGAGGGGCACAGCATTCAGTTATATTTTTTCCACCACAATCATATCCATAAGATCCTGTAAAACATTTACCATTACATGTTCCTCCTTGATAGCATGCGGTATATATACCTAATCCTTCGGATTTAGTAGGTTGTTGTTCTTTATTTTTTTTAGATAATAAATAACTAGGGATAAATACAGCAAGGAATACAGCTATAATTATTGCTATAATAAAAATTAATTTAGTAGATCCTTTCATTTTTAATAATATTTTTTTTACTAAAAAATATTATTATTTATTTACATCAAATCTAGAAGGTTTACTTAAAACAACTAATACATATATTACTAATATAACTAAACCCACTACAGCGGATGCACCGAATACCTTATTTAAATCGACTTGACCAGTAGGTTGACCCAATGAATCGACTGTCTGAACAATAGGGGGATTAATACCTCCAAGAATACCTGCTACAATAGCAAATGGGAGAATAAAACTGAATACAGCCCATCCCCAGAATTTTCCTTGATTAACACGCTTAACTGAGGTAGATGTTTCAGCTACAGAAATAGAAGAACTTTTTCCTTCTGACTTCTTTTTAAGAGAGTCAATCTTTCGCATTTTCTTTTGACTAGACATTAGAGAATGAATTCTTTTATTTATTGAATATCTATTTTTTTAGATAAAAAATCTAAAGAAAAGAACTTCATTTAAGACTTACGTTATTCTGTTTAAAAATAGAAAAATGAATAATGATGGTGATGGGTTTAGACGACCTCCTCTTCAAGCGGTCAAAGGTCGTAGAACTAAAAAGGATGGACCACTTATTTCATTAGTTCCTTCTTCTTCTTCAACAACAACAACTCCTGTAGAAGATGAAAGTAGTAGTACTATTCCATCCTCACCTTTTCCTTATATACCTCCACCCCCTTTTCTAAGAAAATTAGCTAAACGCCCTACATCTCCAAGAGATGATACACCTATAGTAATAAATGGAGAAATTATTCAATCTTCTCCTTCCCCATTTATTAGTAATACTACCCCTATTACAGAAGAAGTAAATCCTCAACCTCTCCCTTATTCTCCCCCTTCTCAAGTACCAGCTCCATTACTTCCTGCTCCGCCAGAAGTAATTATAAATGATACAGACAATGAATCTGATAATGAATCAGATGATGAAGATATTATTATCCCTCAATTATCTTCTCCTCCCACTATTGAACCAATTGTTGCTGTGCAAGAACCTCCTAAATCATTTATTTCATCATTAGCGAAAAAAATTCCTTCAAAGGAAGAAGAATCACCAGTCAAGACGCATATTCCATCCCTTTCAACGAAAAAGGATATTACATGGTCTACGCCCGTTCCTGTTTCTTATACACCACAACCACCACAACAAGAATGGAATCCACAACCACAACAAACTATTCGCTCACAAACAAATCCTTATATAGCACCACCAAGGACTCAACCAATGCCCAAAAAGACTACCATTAATACCACGAATGGTATACCAATCCCCAAAACGATTACATCCGAATCCTCGTATAAGACTTGCCGTCCAACGGATATTCCAGAATTTGAATTTTTTACCGAAGAAGCAGCTCTAGCTCAACTCAATGAAAAAGATTACTATGAATCTACTAGTTATTGGAGAGCCAAATGCAAGAGATTATACGCTAGAACACCTAGATTAGAACCTCCCACAATAAGCGATAATGAACCCCCAAAATTAGCCAAGTTTAAGTATGATGAATATTATAAGAAATGTTCCGCAGTCCATTCTGCAGTCCAAGTTGGGACGATCGTCTATCTTGGTATTGCAGGGTTAGAATTCTTTCTCTGTTGGTTGGGTGTAAAAGCACAAGGATTATTCTCACTCACATACAGTAATAGAGAAGAGTACTATGATGCTATGTTGGAAATGGGTGAAATGACTCTCGGATGGTTCAAGGGGACAGTCTCCCCCGTCTATCGAATGGCGATAACATTCGGTATCAGTGTAGTCGTTTTACTATGCACAAATTATGCAATGGCTTTCCTACCTAAGGGTATCTCCGGCTTCGCAGATAAATACAAGGATGGAGCACTCAAGTGGTTGCAAGATATCGCTTCTACATTCATTGGAACAAAGAAGATTGATCCTGAATCAACCAATAATTATGGAGATACTTTATTCAATCTCATTACTCCCTTCCTAACTGGTGGATCCGTTCCTTCCATGAATCAACCTCCTTCAACCCCAACAAAACCTAAACAAATGTATGATGAATAAAAACAATTGAATTAATATTAATAATAATCCTTTTATTATTAAATATGGAAAAAGCAATTGAATCGGGTGATTTAACTCAGGTTAAATCATTTTTTGAAAATAAACATTATAGTGATGATATATATCATTCGGCACTTTGGTTGGCTTGCGAAAAAGGTCATGTAGATATAGTCAAATACCTTGTAGAGGAAGTATTAGTGAATTTACATGCATGCAATGAATATGCTCTTAATATAGCTTGTATGTCTGGTCATTTAGAAGTGGTCAAATACCTTGTAAAAGAAGGAGCGGATATTTTTAATGAAGAAGATGCTGTATTTTTTGCATCAGAAAATGGACATAAAGAAATAGTTAAATTCCTTGTTGAATGCGGATTACATGAATTATGGTTGATTTAATATCTCAAATTCCTTCGAACGCCCCAAAAATCAATCCATTTTTTTAAATCTTCCACATGTGGATATACATCGGGATTTAGGTAGATAATAGACCCATCCTCACTTTTGATTGGGTTCCTTGATTCATGAATTTGATGAATGCAAATTTTGCATAGAGAATTCAATGTATTCCATATGTAATCTTTTTGTTCTTTTGAGATAAGTAATGTTCCATCATTCTTTTTAATGAAAAATAATTCCTTAAACATTTGAATGACTTCCTCTGAATAATATCTGAATACATTAGAAAGATTATGTTCAAAAAAATCCTCATCTCTATTCTTAATTTGTTCCCAAGAAGAATAGGAATACTTAATAAAATTATCTATCAATTTTTCTGGGGTATATTCATTCTCAAGAATGAGCATACCAATATCTAGATAGGGAGGGCTAATTTGAGTTAATCCTTGGTTGTATCCATCAATAATTATATCCTTACAATAATGAGCTAGAAGGATTGAATTATCACGGAACCTTTCTTTAGGAGGAGGAATTACAGCCATATTTTATTGATAAATAATTTAGTTTTATAGGTAATTATTCTATTCAATAAAATATGGAACAAAAAGTAGGAGTATATTTTATTTCCACGAATACATTCAATGGGAAAATAACTCAATGGGTATTGGGGATAGATTTTGATGTATTGGGATTTCAAATGGATTCATCTATCCCAGGGGATTTACCATTTATTTATTTATTTGATTTATTCTCTCATCAAACTCCTTCTTGGCAGAAAAATTCAATTAATTACGAGCAATGGAAAACGTATAATTATGTAGAAAAAAATATATACAAAATTACATCTTCCTATATAACATATTCACAAGAAGAAGAAAAGGAGTATGAATCAATTAAATTAGAAATGAAAAAATTCCTTGCTATGTATTGTTTTACATCCGTGAATTCCAATAAAGAAAATCATTGGAAATCAATCATTAATAAAGAATGGAATCCAATAGATACTATTCCCTTCATGAAATATTTTATTAATAAAAATACTACAACTATTTTTTCTTCTACTAGTGTCACTAATTCTTTTTCTTCAGAAAATGAAGAATTTATCTCTCTATTAATGGATCAAACTAAACATTATTATAATACTAATACTAATAATTCTCCTCCTATACCATCTTCCTCTTCTGAATCATCTAATAAATTAATCCATTCATTAGATGAGCAAATCAATCAATGGTGTAAAACAATCTCAAATAAAGGAACAGTGATTATATACCTGAATCAAATTCTTCAAATAATTCATTCACTTATTGATAAACCATTATCTCCTCCCAAAATTTCTAAAGAATCATCTTACCCTGCATTAGTCATCACAAATCCTTTAAATAAACCAACACAATTATTAATCCCAAAAATTAAAGAAAATGATTCTTATCTTATATCTCTATCCAACCCAGATTTATCTATTCTTTCTGAGGATCAATATAATACTCTAAAACAAATGCTTTATAGTGAAGAATACCTGTTAAATCCTTTATATGATGAATTGAGACAGGTATGCAGTAATTCCTTCTATTAATTGATTTAATTAAATTATATTTTAATTAAAAAAAGGTATGACTGCGATATTGGATCAGTTAAATACATTAGATCTTGCTATTGCAGAAGCAAGAGGAAGAAATTATAAAGACAATGAAATTGAAGTGGAAGCTAGATTTAAATATATCCATGAAAATGGATCTTATCCATTATCCGCCTCTCAATTTTATCAATTTAAAGAATCAATATCAAAGATGAAGATTACTCCTGTTTATGAAATTTCTACAGATTATGTTTCGGGGAAATATAGGAAAACAGTCTCTCAAAAGGAGGGACAAGATTCTTTAGAAGTTATCACATGGAGGATGAAATCCATGATTAGGAATATTTTTTTGGATGATTATGGAATTAAACTCGCTGTAAATGCAGAAGTTCCCATTAGTAATCCTCCAAAAAAATTCACGTATAATTTCTCTAGAACAAAAAATAGACAATCCTATTACTTATACAATAATTCTCTTAGATTGGATTTAACCATCGTTCAAACTATGTCGGAAAAATCAGAAACATCCACAACCTATGAAATGGAATTGGAATTATTGGATTTATCCAAGACGGATTTATTTATAAAAAATGTAAAGGATTTTTGGAGGATATTACATAATACAGAAGAAGTATATTCAACAAAAGATTTACTAAAACTCACTATTAATATCAAAAAACAATTGGGATTAGATTCTCTATCAAGATTTAATCGAGATGTATTAGTTCAAGCGAGAAATATCAAACCAAATGATTTAGTCTATGGAGGTATAATAGGAAATTCATATACGACTTATAGCGTTACACATAAGGCGGATGGACAGAGAAAAATGTTGATTTATGATGAATCGGGAGTATGGCTCGCCATGCCTCCATACGAATATAATTTAATCACAAAGGAACCCAATATGAATTTAAATGGTACAATTATAGATGGAGAATTAGTCCCAAAAGATCAACGCTTAGAGAATGCCCCCAAAGTACGCTATTGGTATCTCGCATTTGATTGTTTATCTATTCAATATACCACGGAAATTCAACAGAAACCTCTCCATGATAGGGCTCAAATTTGTTTACAAATTGCTAGAAACAATAAATCCAAATTACTATTCATTAATGCTAAAGAACATTGGGAAGTAAAATCTCCTATTGATTTTTTCTCAAGAATGAGTGAAATGTTAGTCCAATCAGAAATTTTATCTTATAAAACAGATGGATTCATGTTCACTCCCACTTTAATTAATTATAATTCACATTCAAATACTTTAGAATTTTCTGAGAGAGTATTAACAAAGAATCCTGATATCGTTAAATATAAACCGAAAAAAGATTTGACTATTGATTTCTCAGTAAAACAAATCATGGATAGTAAAACAAAAAAACCTGTATATCATTTATACTGTAGCAAAAAAGGTTCATCTGAACCAGTAGAATTCAAAGGGACGGAACAAATACCTTATACAGTGGATATGTTGGATCATTCTAATCCATTATTAATGAATATCCCAATTAATACAGTTATTGAATTTGGTTGGGACTCTACTAAAAATTATTTATTCCCTGTAAAATACCGCAGAGATAAAGTAGTGGGTAATGATATAGATGTAGCAAAAAATATATGGATGGATTTATTTGATCCTATATCCACAAAAGCTCTTTCAGGGAATGATTTTAGCTATTCAATGTTTTTACTCAAGAGAACAATCATTGATTTGTTTAACCCTTTCAAGGGTGTACTAGTATTTTATGTCCATTCTGGTATAGCAAAAATGATTGAATCAGTATGGGGAGAATTAGCTGTATCCCATGAATTAGTATTAATTCCATCGGATTCATTAGAATTATCCTTTACACATAAAAATATTTCTATAGAAAAATCATACAAAACTTCTTCCGCATCAGTTATAGGAGTACTTTTATCGAATCATAAACCACCCCATGATTCATCTATCCCCATTATTTCTATTGGATTTGATCCTGACTTGGTGGATAATCATAAGATTGATTCTATGAAAGAATTAATCCAAAATTATCCTATGACACCTATCCTCAAAAATACATATATCTGGGATACATGGACATTGAATCATGAAAAGTTTATGTCGGAAGAAGAAAAAGATTTTTCTAGATGTATGAGAGTGGTCATTTATTCATCCCCAATGAAGGATGAAATACCTCATTATGATTTCCCTGAATTAATTAATGATAATCAAGGGTATCCAACAAAGAGAATTTGGTCCATTATAAATCCCGATACAGGTCAATATTCTCTCTTAAATACTCCTCTCACAAAAGAGAATACAATTAAAGGTAAAGGATTCTATAAAATGTTTTATTTTTCCAATACAAAATTGATAGAAGAAGAATATAGTAAACCTCCTCAATTGAAATCAATTAGTTCCATCCTATTCAATCTAAATAAAATGATTGAACTAAAGACTATAGAACTAGAAGAGATAGAAAAAGAAGAAGAACTAGAAGAGAAGGAAGAAACAGAGGAAGAGGAAGAAGAGAAGGAAGAAGAACCATCGAATGATTCGGACGATGTCACTATTAAAGCTATGTCAACGAATCATGAACATCCAGTAACTAAATTGTCTCCTTTGGCGGATGATCAAGTGGATGTAATAAATTGTTCTTGGTATCAAGTAAATCCTGTAGTGAGAATTGGAGCGATAGGAGACAACAATTGCTTCTTACATAGTATAAGTAAAGGATATAACCCAGAATATCAGACAGAATCATCTATGAAAAATAAAATGTCTTATATAAAGAAATTGAGATATGCTTTAGCTGAATCATTATCTCTAGAAGATCCAGACGATGAATCTAATAGGACATTCTATGAAACTGTTGGAGATGGAGAATTATATAAATTAGGACAATCATATAAATCCAATCAAGGAAGAGAAGCAATAGAAGATTTTTCTGAACAAGGAATATATAAGCTATTGCGAAGTTCCTCATTCTTAGGGGATGAAGTATACGCCCTCATTGGGCAAGTATTGGGAGTGAATATTTATATCGTTCGATGCACTAATAAGGACATATACAAACATACAGAATTTATCTATAACAAAAGAAAGCAAATTAGTGTAGTTATTCATGGAGATGGAACCCATTATGAAACTCTAGGAATTTCTACTGAAAATGGTATACAAACATGTTTCTATGAAAAAGATCCATTTATAGAAGCTTTATCAAAAAAAGCACAAGGATACAAAAATTGAAAAAAATAAAAAAAATTTTTATTTATTAATAATAGTACAACAATGGAGTCCCCCTCTTCCTTGTTTGAGAAGTGTCTCAATTACACGCTCTCTCAATCAAATGAGATGGTTCGTCGTTTGGCAAAGGTCCAAAACGATGCTTCGATTGAGCTCGAGAACATCCGTGTCCACCAGACTATGGATGGTCCAAAAATTCAAGACATCACCAACTCCTCTTCGAGTGTCATTCAAGATGCAAAGGAAACTGTGCATCTTATCGAAGAGCTCTTGAAGGAGGTCAAATCCATTGACGATGACGTACGCTCTCAGTCAGAGGGAACAATTTCTTTCCTCTATGACTGCATTTGGTACGCCGAACAATCGGTCAAGGAACTTTTCGAAGTTTACATGGCCTAGAAAAATTAAATCATAAAAAACATATGATTTAAAAAACTCTATATCTTCTCTATAAAAAAGAGATTGAAAGATGAATATATTTACAATTATGATGATTGTATATATTGGTATATTAGTATTCTCATTTATTTTGGATGCATATAAATGGTTATCTTCCGCAAATATAGTTATATGGGTATTATTAATTTTCCTATTAATTATTTTAGCTATAGGAGGAGGATTTTATGGGTATTACTATTATTATCCCACAAATCAATCCGAATCAATGGATACGAGTGATCAACCCAATGAAACAGTTCCTCTAGAAGGAACGGGGACAAATACTAGTCCATCTTCTATCTCACCGAATGATTTAACTCTATTAGATAATCATCAATTTAAATTAAGAGTATTGGATGGAGAAGAAGAAGAGGATCCATTGAATACTTCATCCAATTCAACAATTACTTATGAAAATTTTAAAGAGATTATTAATGAACCTTCATTCATTACTCAATTTACTTCTGCTATAAAAGAATGTCTAGAAATGAAGAGGAAAAAGTATATCAAGCTTAAGAGTGATGCTCAAAAAGAATTGGAAACATTTAATAAGGATGATGAAAATGATTTACTTGGATCTGCCTTACAAAAATTGAGAAATGAACAATACTCAAATATAAAGGAATATATTACTAGAATAGATAAAATTTTAGATAAAATTAAACAGAAACAATCTAAAACAAATGATACGGATACTCGAATTAGACTCCAAAGTATGCTATACAAAAAGGATGTAGGATTAGATTATATCGTTGGAAGAAATGATATAAAAGATTTCCTATCTGTGAGGTTATACGCATTCGCTCAAAACCCAAAGATATTTTTTAAGAGTTTCCAAAATATTATTCTCATGGCGGGTCCTGGCTCGGGAAAAACTCGTATAGCCACAACCATGGGGCATGTATTCGCTCAATCGGGATTACTTGTAGATGATAATGTTATTATTACAACTAAAGCGGGTGTAATTAGTCCCTATGTTAATGAGACTGCTCATAAAACCCATTCATTTATGCTCTCCACATTGGAAAGTCTAGTATTCTTTGATGAAGCTTACGATTTCGTCCCACCCAAGAATGCTCTAGGTGGATCCCTCTATCGAGACCATGGATTTGAAGCTATCACACAAATAGTGAATGATATGGATAAAATGATGGGTCTACATATTATTGTGGCGGGTGGGTATGAGAATGAAATGAAGGATAGATTTTTGGGATCCAATGAAGGAATGAATCGTAGATTCCCTCATCAAATTGTTCTACAAAATTATACATCAAAAGAATTATCCGCTATACTCATTGATAATTTAAAATCAACAAACCCAGATTTAGTATGGACAGAAGAAATGAATGATTATCTTTATACCATGATTTATTCATCCTATACAAAAGATGCCAAAATTTTCCAAAATCAAGCGGGAGATATGATTAATCTTTCAAGCGAGATATCCCACGCCATTTATGGAACTAAGAATATATGGCCTGAAAATTGGCAGCAAACATTCTTAAGAGGATTCAATAATTATCTAGAAAATAAAGGACTAAAAATGATAAAACTATTTAATTTATAATTTTTTTTAATATCTTTAAAAAAAACTCTAAAGGTATGGCCTGCTGTGAATCAAACCGTCCTTGCACCCCAGTTAAACTCCAACAAGTTATCCGAGACTGGAATTATATTATTGACAATGGGGATACTTTTGTAGTAACTACTCCCGAACAAAAAGTAAGACCCGTCTATAATGCTGAAATTGTTTTATCTGTAGCTGATGTAAATAATATTGGTGATGATCTTTTTATTGATGTTAGTACTATTCTTGGATATGATCCAGTTACAAATACATCTAAATTTAATTTAATTAATGCAGTAGCTGTTAGTCATTGGAATCGTATATATCCAGCTATTTCAAATAATAACAATCCAACAAAGTATATAGCTTTTAATATATATTTACCAGTCTATAATCCAGTCCGTATAATCGTAACTTATTGTTAAGTAATTAATTCATTATATAGTTATAATGACTTATATATTATTATTGTTATTATAAATAGAGTTGAACTGGTAATCACTCCACAGATATAGCCATTAACAAATCCCAATTCATAATTTGCCATTTCATTCATCTTTAAATAGTGAATTAAATTGTTTTAAAATAAAATGAATCACTCACAACAACCATTACGAGCATTAATAGATAAAAAGATTGAACCTCTCCATTGGGAGGATGGTCCCTTCTATTATCCAGGACTAACCCGTATCAGGACTATTGGAGGACCTTCCGCTTTATTTCACGCTATCTTATTAGCGTATTTCCTTCCTTATCGAACGAACAAAATCAACCATGAAGTAGTGAATAGACATGATATGATTAAGAAATTGAGAGAATCTTTAGCTCTAAAACTCCATCAATTGGCTTTCCCAGACCAAGGAAGTGATTTGAGAGTATATGATTGTTTGGGAAAGGGGAAGAATAAATTAGTCGCTGCAGCGATTAAATCCTATAGTATAGAAGTCATGCAATCTGAATTACTGGATACAGACTTTTTTATCGATGATAAATACCTTGAACTAATCTCAAATGAAATTGGTAAGGATATTTATTTCATAGATAGTAGAACAAAAAATGTCTATGTAAAGTCCGAAGATACGGATATCTTCTATAAAGGAAGACCAAGTATTGTTATTCTTATTCTCCCAAACCATTTCGAATTAATTGGTATTGCTTCCAAGGACGATTCGGATAATTTAATTACTCATTTTTCTCCAGACTCACCCTTTATTGAATATATTAGAGAAAGTTATAATCAATTAAAGGAATTACAATCCTATAATTAAAAAATATGCTTTCTGGAGATACATTACATAAATCCTCCTTGGATAGCCATTTAAAAAGACTCCCTGAATGGATTTTTCGATTAAAAGAGGACGTAGATGAAGCCGCTAGAACAGGTAGATGGTCCTTCCAACAGCAATATCAAATAGTTGGAGATAAAAAAACATACGAGATAATTATACAGGAATTTGAAAAACAAATTAATGAAACATTTTCTGGGATAGATATAAAGTATGTCCGTCATTGGAGATTTTTTTGGGAACAAGAAGGTCTATTCACTGTAAAGTTAAATTGGAAAGATATTATTACTCCAAAAAAGGGAGATTTTAAAGTCATTAGTGTAGTTAAAAACTAATAAATATTTTTTTATAAATATTTAAAAAGTATGAATAATACAGTATCAGTTATAGCATCCAATAATATACAAAAATTAACTAAAAATTTTTGTATTTCATTTTTGATACTATCGATAATTGCCTTACTTATCCCTATATGTTTATTTATTTGGCAAATAACTCTTATTGATAAGGTATCAGAAACATTCCCTGTATATATATCATCTATAGCACTGGCAGGATTTGCTTTATTATGGATTGTAATTATTGGAGCTGTTGCGATATCAACTAAAACTAATTTAAATATTTTACTTAGAAATAAACGTATTTTATTAGGTACATTATTAATGATTACTACATTAGTTATAGCTGGATCAATGATTGGACTTCATTTTATACCTGATAAACAAACATGGTATTGGTATACTTCTATCATTTTACTTAGTATAGCTATCTTATTTATTATAATATTATTTGTAAGTTTCATTATTAATGATATTAGTGATTTGGAAGAAAAATTAAAACTTAATAGAAATGTTAGATTTGGAAGAAGTTCTTCCATTAAAATGCTTTAAATGATAAATGCATTTATTTATTAACTTTCTTATCAGTCTTAAATAAGAAAGTTTAAAAGATTAAAATAATACAAAAAATTATGGCGGATGATTTATTATCAGGGGGTGTCATCACCAAAAATACCGGATTTTACGCCCCTATCATGGATGCTTACCCTTTCAGGTGTTTAATGGATTTTATAGGATCTACAGTCGTAACATTCCCAATTCATATAGAGCAAAAGAGAATTCATGGAAGTCAATGCGACATAAACAAGACTATCTTCCATTATATGACAATTGATACAGACAAATTAGTGGATTTTTACCTTAATCCAGATTTTTCTGAAGGATCCATTGTTTTATCCGTCAACATGAGACAATTCCGAGCAAAGATTAAGAATGCTCAAAAGAGGACTCAAACTCTCACTCTATTTAATTATATCAATAATGCACACAATTTCTTTGCGAATATCGTTATTCCTAATCAGAAAAATAATGGTACACTCATTATTGATACGGTAAAGATGGATAATCCTATTGAATATGATTACGTAGATTATGTGGATGATGAAGGAAATCATCTTCCACCCAATTTAGTCGTTCAAGTCACTGAAGTTAGCCGACTATTCGGGCATGTCGCAAATAGCAAATGCACCTATGCACAATTTATTTGTTACAATAAGGGGATCATGATTAATGGAATCACAGATGGAAAATTAACCACGATCCAAACTCTTGGACGATGTTCCAATCCTTATAATGTAGGAGAACAAATGGCTAAAGAACAGAACGGTCCAATCATTTGTACATACAATATTCCTTGTGTAAATATTAAACCATTTTATAAGATTGGAAATATTTCTCCACAAGCTGCTACTCTCCAAATTTTTTATGCTAAAGATAAACCTCTTAAAATTTTCTTCCCAATTGGAACTTCCGGATACCACCAAGTTTTCTTAGTGAATGTTAACCCCATTACTATGAAACCAGAACAACAAAAATAAATTTTTTGCGTACAAAATCATTTTTGCGTAGAAGATACCATCATTTTTGAGCGATGTGTGGGATAACCCAGATGACTTTTACTAGTTGATGTGTTATTTTTCTTCGCAAAAATAACTATGAAAAAATAAAATAATTTTTGAGAATATTTATTTATGAAAATAAATATCTTGTATTAATAATTTGTTAAAAAATATCTATTTTTTTTAAAAAAAACTTAAAAAAAATATGCTCTTGACACGAATTATTGATCCGACGAAATTATCCAAAGGACAATCTCTTCTTATTTCTCTTGGATTATTTATCATTACTATTCCTCAATATATGATTGTTTATTATACTTTGGAAAAAATCAATACTTATTTATTGCCCACAATCCGCTGAACAAACACCCCCTCCATCTTCTCCCCCAAAATAAAGACCATACGCAGTCTCCCAATCCATGATGGGATTTCCAATTCTTTTATTGACCGCATTATGGAATTCCCATGACCATTTAAATAGACCTATATCTTTCTTTGTTGTTCCATCAATCACTTTCCAGTATGGATCAAATGGATGATTTGTAATATACGCATCAATATGTCCTCTACATTTCATACATGAAAAATTCTTTCTATAATGTTCCATTAAATCAACAAATGCCTTCTTTGAATTATAATCTCCATTAGAGCATGCTTTCTTTGCTGATGTATGAATATTATACCATACACCTGGACCGATATATTTAGGATTAGTAATTGATTTTCCTTCATGATGTGATTCAATTGCCTTTTCTGGATCGTATCCTTGAACGGGAGTAATCATTGGGCTCGTTTCAATCACTGGTCCTCCTCTTTTTTTCGCTAATACTTTCCCTGTGTGTGACATGAGTTATGTACCTTTTATTTTATTATTATTAAAATCATAAAAACATCTTTCAAATGCTTCTATCTGGCAAACCGTATCCGTCAAATCATCTTTCTTGGATCCCGCCGCTTTAATGACTGCTAACCCCATGAGATCTCCTGCATTCGTCAAAATTTGCGTACCAATTTTTACACCCATTGATTTTGTTTGAGCATACGTCAAATCAGGAGGGAATTCCAAAATTTTCCCTTTTAATTTAGGATTCACTTCACAAATTAATGGATGAATTCCATCTCCTCCATAACGAGTCATGAAATAAGCGCAAATATGTCCAAAGACTCGCATGACCTTACTATTGGTATGGACTTGACCTCTGGCACTAATAGGTTGTTGGCGTTCAATTAAAAAGAAATGACTTTCTTTAAATTTTTCATGTAATCCATCTAATGTTTCTTGTAATTTTTTTACTAATGGAATTGATTCATCCACAATATTAATTCGTTCAAAATGAACCATTTGAATTTTATTGCATTTATTCGTTTCGGAATTATACCATCTCCGTTCAATTCTCAATCCTATATTTTTGAATGCTGGATCAATAGAAGTATATTGCCTCCATTCGGTATTTTTCCACAAGAGAGGATTAGGGGTACTTAATACTGTTATATCATTCGATGTAACCATTCCAATTATTTATATATTATATAAATAAATCTTTTTAATGTTGAATATAGCAAACTCCAGTTTCATCATCACATACTGTCTTTGATGATTCTTCTTCATGAGAATGAGAAGGGGGATCAATGAGACGAGGTCCCTGATCCACATCAATCAAATGTCCAACAGATGGACCCGCTCGATGTTCATCTTCTTCTACTTCATCATCTAGATTGGGTTGATTCATCATTTGGGAAATTAATGTATTAACAGTCTTTCCCATATCAAATTGACCCGAGCTTAGATCATCCATCACCTTCTTCATGGATCCTTGAATTTCTGGAGGGAAAACCTTCGTTACATTTTCAATGATATTCTTTGCTTGAGGATTATTCATCATTTCTTTTAATTGTCCTCCATCCTCATTGAATTTACCAGCTAGACTAGACATCATTTGATTAAACATTTCAGGCATCTTTCCAAGAGGATTATTATTAGTTGAAGAGGAGGAAGAGGGAGAAGAAGATGATGGTGTAGGAGTACCCATGGGAGTCTTACCTAGAGCCTTTTCAAGAGGTTGAAGCTTTTCATCCAGCTTATCCGCAATAGCGGGACTGGCCATACGAATTAATAGACGTAAACAGTCATATCTAAGAGTGGAAGTCCACTTATTCGTGGGGGTATTTTCCTGTAGGAAACTAGCTAGAGGATTATTCTTATTATTCTTATCAGTAACGGAATCAATTTCTTGTGCAATACGGAAATAATTGCTTATATTTAGACGGATACTTAATTCTCCCTCTCCATATACAAGTTCAATAGTATCATTCATCCAATCACTGATGGATTCATCTTCAATAGCGGAGAGGTAATACTTGCTATAATAGGTTTTAGCCATTTCCATAATTTCCTCATTTTCCATCGCTTCAAATGCTCGACCAAAACTACGAATTTGTTTTGTGAGTGGATTCTTTTCCACATTCTTCGCTCGAGGGTTTGCATTGGCGATATTTCCACAGGTAGCGATAATATCAATGATATTCTTATGAATCAGTTCCTCCTTTGATTTCATTTTTATTTACTATAAACAACCTTTTAGAGGATTATTAATTAAGTATTAATTAATAATTATTATGCTAATCTATAACCTGAAATATTTGCTATAGTCAAATAATTTCCACCTAAAGAAACACCTGTTGTTACTATAAGATTACAATTATCTGGAAGATTAAGTATAGCTGTTAAATTAGAATCATAAATACCACGAGTTGGATTTGCACTAAATGCTACAGTATAAGGTAATGAATCTGTATAAATTATATATGAAAATGAATAAATAATAAAAGGTGTATTATATGGCTCTATAACTGTAGAAATAGACCATAAACCTCCATTTAATATATTATAAATAACATATGTAGTACTTGGATCAACTGTATATATTACATTAGAAAATAAAGTATTATTAGTTGATCCAAGTGGTAAAGGATAATAATTAGTTCCTCCAATATTAATTGGAGAAGGATTTATATTTGCTCCAGCATAAAGTGTATTTAGAGAAAAAAAATTATTAGAATAAATATTTGCTATTGGTCCGGTCGGTCCATCTGGTCCATCTGGTCCAGTTGGTCCAGTTGATCCAACAACATTGATACCTTGAGGACCTGTTTGACTTATACCTGTTGGACCTGTTGGACCTTGCGGACCTTCCGGACCTTGCGGACCTATTCCATATCCTCTAGGTCGTGTTATAGGAGTACATGATCGACATGTATTATAATTTGCATAATAATTGAAATTTTGTATTTTATTACAATTATTACATGACATTTTATTTATTTATTTTTTTTAAAAAAATTAATTTTACAAAATTTTGTATCCTGAAACATAAAATCCATTTATAGATATACTAAGTGGATTATCAACTGTAAAATTTAAAGTACTATTATTAGCAAGATTTGAAATAAAAACATAATGTTGATAACATGGATATTGTGTATTACCTTCGGAAAATATTAATGAATTATTATTAAAAACGTATATATTTTGTAGAGTAGTACCAGAAATATTTAAACAAATAATCCATGTACCTCCATTTTTTATATTAAAAGTAATTCCATCATATGTTACATTATTTCCTATTCCTGTTGGATTGGGTGAGCCAATACAATATTTATCTAAAAATATAGGAAAAAAATTTGTAAGTGTATTCCATGAATAACTAAAATAATTTTGCGAAGAAAAATTTATACCAGTTGGACCAGTTGGACCAATATCACCTCCTTGACCAGTTGGACCAATATCACCTCCTTGACCAGTTGGACCAGTTGGACCAGTTTCTCCAATAGATCCAATAGGTCCAATCGGGCCTGCTGGCCCTGTAGGACCAGTAGGTCCTGTTCCTGAATTTCTACTACTTCCATTAATAATTTTAGGTGTACATGTTTTACATGTATTTGTATTCATATAATAATCAAAATTAAATTTATTATTGCATGAACATTGCATTTTATTTATTTTTTAAAAAAAATAAATTTATCCAATTTGTATTCCTATAAAATTACATGATGTATTACTAGGTGTATCCATAGCAAACGATAAGGTGGTAGATGGAGGTATATTAATTATACTAGAAACATTTATTTCTAGAAGAAATTGTGTATAAGTTGAAAATGGGCTAACTATACTAGCCCCATTTGATGTGTTAAGTACATAATATAATGTAATGTTATTCTCTGGATTCATAAATGCTTTAATATACCATAATCCTGAATTAAGGGTTATATTTGTTCCATCATATACAACTCCCGCTCCATTAAGTAATGAACTTGGACTTAATCCAATATTAGTTAATGTAATAACAGGATTTGTAAGTGTTATAGGACTCGTAGTAGATAATTGTGTAGAATAGATACTAAAAAAATTTTGTGTAGAATAAGATAAAGCAGATGGTCCAGTCGGTCCAGTAGGTCCAGCTTGTCCAGTCGGTCCAGTAGGTCCTTGAGGATTACCAGGCGGTCCAGTAGGACCTGTTTCTCCAATTTTTCCAGAGAATCCTGTGGGACCAATAGGTCCGGTAGGTCCTGTGGGACCAGATGAACCTTTACCACCTGCTGTTATAGGTGTACATGAACGACATGTAGTAGGACAAGCATAATAATCAAAATTAATTGAAGATGATGGAGTATTATTGCATGAAGTACAATACATTTTTTATTATTTAACAAATAATAAATTTTTATTAAATCCGCTTTTAGAGGTTTCATTTATATTATAAAATAAAAATGGATTCAGTTATATCCCTAGTTTTATCTTGTAGAGATTATTCTCAATTACCAGACAGATGTATTCTATCTACCCCCTTCCATAGGAAAAAACATGTATCCTACGGAATAATGATTTGGGCGAAATCCTCAGACAAATGGTTAATAGTTAGATCAAAATATTCCTATGCATATTTCCTATTCCTCGGAGGTATGTATCGTAAAACAGATATAAAAAATATTATATCCAATATGACTCAAGAGGAAATATCCATTATAAAAGAATTATATTATGGGACTAAACAATTTAAAGATGTCTATCATGGATCAAATTATTATACCGCATTAGAACGGTTCTATCAAATTAGATCATGTTTAAGATTGTATCTAAATTTATCTGGCACACCCACTACAGCATGGACTTTCCCTAAAGGGAGATTGGAACATAGAGAATCTCCATGGCAATGTTCTATTAGAGAATTTAACGAAGAAACTGGGTTGGATATATACGATATAAAAGGGAGATGTATCTGCGAAGAACCATTCGTGGAAAATTATCTTTCATTTGATCATGAAATTTATGAAACAAAATGTTGGCTCTATGAAATTGATGATATAGTTGAATTGAGCCAACCTAACGGGGATGAAATTGTTGAACGAAAATGGGTTTCTACCGAGGAAGCAAGAACTATCCTTTCTCCAACTAAATGGTTAATGATTCAACAAGCAAAAGAATTTATTTCTGAAATGAATAATTATTAATTTAATTTATTATTAGTCAATAAATAATAAATCATGGTTGATACAATTGATTTCCCTCTCTATACTAGACTAAAACTTGAATCACATTCAATACAAGACATTCCTGACATATGGAAATATGTTATTAACCTTCCTCTGGATCATTTAGAAATTATTTATGCACTAATATGGCATCATTCATTGTCTGAATCCACTCCACAAAAAAAATCCTCTTCTGGAGGAGTGAACTCTGGATCAAGTAAAAAAATTAGCATTCCCTACAAGGGAAAAGTATTCGATACAGGTAAAGGAATTATTTTTCATGTAAAGGATATTCCATTGGAATTACAAAAAATTCTTTCTTGTTATGTATTAGCTTTAGTGGATGATAAATCATAGACTAGCACTGTATATAGGTGTGCTAGATGCTACAACTGGAGTACCAGAACCACCACCTGCAGAAGATGTAGTAGAACCAGGAATAGTATAACCAACTCCTGGAACGTTAACTGAAACACCTTGACCTTGAATAGATTCAGCTGGATTTCTAGCGAATGTAGGTAATTCGACTGGTTTAGGTAATCTAGCTTGTCTTTCTATTTCAGTAAGTGGGACGACTAATTTTTCTTCATTTCCACAAACACCTAACGATTGAACTTTAGCTGGTTGGAATTTACCTCCCAAGAATACTTTTATAGTTGCATCATTTGGAATGATTTCTGTTTTTGCATTAGGTGAAATACCCATAACTAATCCATTATTGGGATTTAAATTATTATATACTACTTCTGTATTAGCAAAATCTACTGGATTAAGTCTTCGAACGAATATACCCTCTGCACTTAGTCCACCAATCTGTCCAGGAACATTTGAGCAACCATCTACAACGAAATAGGATTCTCCTTGTTCATTAGGAGGAGTCCATTTAACGATCTTACGTTCTCTATTTAATAATCTTCCTGTATTTTTATCTACTACTTGTGTGCTCATTTTACCCTTGTTAAGTTGAAGAATTTGTTGTAATTTCTGGAATGGAGGACCTAATCCTCCAACATTTTGTATTTCCGCTTTTCCCTTTGCAGGTCCACCATTTACATCAGTTACATATATTTGTATAGCAGCAATATTCAGTATAAATAATATGAAAAATAATGCAGCTAATAATCCATTTAATGCAACACCACTTCGTATTTTAGCATTATCTAAATTGGGATCGTTTGCTAATTGTAATTCATAAAGATAATATGCATTAATTGAGAATAATATTATTCCATAAATTATACCAAAAAATGCAAAACTTATTACAAATATCAAAAAACGATCGATGGAAGTAAAAATTCGTCCCATGTTTTTAATATATAATTAAAAACATTTTTTATTAAGCTATTATCATACTTATTCAAGATAGTGTTGGAGGTGCATTAGCCGAAGATATTTTCAATCCTTTCTTTATTTCATTTTTGAGAATATTTTCTACAACAGTAACAGGATCTTTCGCTACACTTATATACCAATAAATAGCTACACCAACGACAATCCATAAAATGAATAATACCACAGCTAGAATACCATTACTCCATAAAGAAGAAGATATAGTTGTTTCATTCAATGTAGTTTCTTCCGGTATTTTACTTAATAAAATAGAATAATACCAAGTATTTAATGCGCAAATGATAACAGCAATAGTTAATATAACTAGTAATAGTGAAAAATATCCTATATAAAAATTATCTTTTGGACTATACGGATATGTTGTATTAGCCATTCCCCTTTTTATTGATAAATAAAAACAAATTTTTTTAATCTATAACTACTACTAGTTTAAAAATGAAAAACTCATATAAAAAAGGAAACAAATGGCTCAGATGAAAGAGTATAATTTGACAGATGATTCTCTCAAAAAATGTATAGAAGAAAATGTATACTGGCAATTGTATCCAAGAGGTAAATCAACAAAAATTTCCAAACTTAAACTGACTGGAGCTCCCACTCGATGGAAGCAGGAAGATTCAAAGAATGATTTATATGTTCCTTCCCTTAGAATTATTGGGACAGAAGAAGAAATTACTCGATGGATGACATCCAAGAATTACTCCAAGGAACAAATCGAATCCGCTATAGATGAAGCTTTCGGATCCAATAATATAGATGACCCAGAATTTAAAGAATTGACTAGTAAAGCTCCCATTTCTCGAGTAAAGAAACCTATCCTCTCCACCTCAGAAACATTAAAAGCAATCAAAGCATTCAACTCTAAAAAATCCGGCCCTATTACTTCAGTAAAACTCAAGGATGGAAATAACGAGGGAAAAACAAGCCCTCGAAAGAGGATTATGAAGAAAAATATTCCTACTACTGCTACTGTTACTTCTCCTCCCCCCGAACCTATTAAACCAGAAATTCTCAAGAAGAGAATTGAGCAGAGATTGAATGAACTTAAAGAGGGGATGGTTTTGGATGTTTCCAATTTAAACGACCAAGGAAATGGGATGAAAATGATCTCTAAACCATCGCAAAATGATCGTATCCGACATGGCATATCTGAACTATCTATCGTTTCATCCAATGAAACTTCATTTGAACATGTCATTGATGTATTAGGATTAAGCGATCGAAAGGGAGAATGGGCTATGGCGAAAACTTTAGCGAATGCTAGAACCCCCAAAAGAATTTCTCCCAAAAAGATTAAATCAATTAATGATGAATAATAATAAATATCTAACTGATTTTTTATTTCTATTTTTTCTATAGAAATAAAAAATGGCAGATTACGAAGAAACTTTTGATAAAGGCCGTCATTCATTCCATGATCTTCCTTCAGATGAAGAAGATATTAATGATACACAAGAGTATTATAATTCCGACGAAGAACAAGAGAAAATTAATGAGGGAGAATTAATGATGGATGCAGCAGATATTTGTTGTATGATTCGAGATAAGGCAATTGAAATGAATATTGCTGGATTCGAAAAATCAAATTTTGTTTTAAAGGTTTTTTCTTTGCTGAAAAAATATAATTCTTCCAACTAATAAAAAAAGCATCCCTCTCCAAAATGTGTCAAAAATGTCAAGGTAAACAACCATCCTATTTCCAATCTAATTCAGGCGCTCGTTCTTTCGGTTCTCAACAACCCCAAGGCCCTATGCCCCGTCAGATGCCTTCTGTAAATCCTCAACAACCCCAAGGCCCTATGCCCCGTCAACTTCCTCAACAAACACGTGACATTGCTCCCCCTCAACAACAACCCAAGGGTGAATCAAAAGATGTCGTATGCATCCCCACCTCAGCAATTGTTGATGGAACCTATGTCAATTATATTAGCCCTTATTATGGCTATGGCGGATATCCCTATTATGGTTATGGCGGATACGGATATGGAGGCTACGGATACGGCGGATACGGTCATCATGGTGGTCATGGTGGATACTGGCGTGGAGGACCCCAACAAAATCCCCAGTAAAATTAAAAAAAATATTTTTTATTTTTTAAAAAATATTTAATTAAGACTTTGAAGCATTTGACGTTTCTTCTGACGAAGAAGTTCTAGCTTGCGTCGATCATCATCATCATTGGAATCGAATGAAAATGATTGGGAGGATGAAGAAGACTTCTTACTACTCTTTCGTGGAATTTCTTCTTCCTCTGACTCATCTGAATCATCCGAGTCTTCAGAATCATCCGAATCCTCTGATTCATCCGAATCATCTACAAAACGAACCTTCTTCTTATTATCCTTCTTGGACTTCTTCTTGTCCTTCTTGGACTTCTTCTTGTCCTTTCGAATAGTCATTGACTTTAGTAGTTTATTCACTATCGAACGTTCTTCCTCTGTCATATCAATTGTTTGAAGGATTGATTGGACTTGTTGGAAATTTCCATTTGTAATGGAATAAAGTTCTTTAAGATTTTGCTTAAGGGATTCAGAGGTGGATTGGATAGACTTAACACGATCATCTAGATTTGTCGCAACTTGCTTAAGACGATTATTAATTGTTACATCCATATTCTTTGTTCCTTCCTCAAGTTTGCGAAGGAAATCTTGGATTGAATTAATCTGTGATTCGAGAAGCTTAAACTTATTATTGAAATAAACAATGCTACCAATATTAATAATTAAACTTGATCCACCAAGACTTAACGCTAGTGTTTGTTTAACGTCCATTTTTAATCTATTATTTCGTTATTCTAAAAGGTATTTACAATATTAAAAAAATATTTACTTTTATAAATAAAACAATGGCTCCTAAATCTAATACACCTATTTCTTATTACAAAGTTCCTACTACTACAACAACAACCACTAATAAATCTTCTTCTTCCTCACCTTCCAAAAGGAATTATGTATTAGCGGTTATTACTGCAAATGGATGTGGGCATTGTACTAAATTCAAGCAAATATGGCCCACTATTAAAGCTCAATTAGGAGATAGAGTCCGATATGTTGAAATTAATCAATCGTCAGTCAATTTTAATTTTGATAAGTCATATCCACAAAATCTAGGCTTATTCGCTCGATGGTTCCCGACCATGTGTCTCTTTTACGAAGATGAATGGGATAATAAGAATATAGTCTATGGAGATATTTTTAATGGATATATCTCAGAAGGTAAAGCTCAACTTAATACTAGACTCATCGAAAATTCATACAAGAATATAGATGATTGGTTAAAGACAAAAGGGGTATAAGATTAACATTTTTTATTTAATAAAAAATGTCTAAATGGATATTGTTTTATGTGACAGCAAATGATTGTGTGAATTGTAAAAATCTTAGTGTATATTGGGGTACTATCCAAAATACTATTAATACCGTTCTAGGGGATAAAATTATTATTGAAAATATCGCTTTCAATGAACGAAAGCAGTCCTCTCTTGATTCAACTAAATACCCCGTAGAATTGATTAGATACATCAGTTGGTTTCCTTCATTTATTCTAGTTGAAAAATCTCATTTTGATGCAGTCAAAGAAAAAAAGATTAAATCACTTAAAGCATCAGTCTTTAACGGAGAAGTACCTGATTCACCAAATTTTCCTGTAGTTCAAGTTACAAAGGAAAAAAAACTCCCAATTAATGGTCCCTCTCTTCTTTCATGGATTGAGAAGGAAATTCAACATTCTTCCTCTTCACCTGTATCTTCTCCTTCAATTCAATCACCTATCGTTTCTTATTCCTCCTCATCCTCTCCCTCTCCCTCCTCTTCTGAGGTACTCCCTGAAACACAAGCTACCTGTTCAAAGTATAAGCTCAAGAGTCGTTTTTCACGCTCATAGATACGCAAAACCAAAGCATACCAATAATTGCAGAGGAAGGAATATCTGGGTAATACTGATGAATAATATCAATCACAGCATCCACGAACGCTTGATTCTCTTCAACCCACTTATTAGAATCCATTTTTTCTATATAAAAATTTATAGAAAAAAAATTCAATTCATTTAAAATATGATAGACTATATCAAATAAAAATGGAAGTATTGATACCTCATTCTATCGTATTAAAAAATATGATTGATTGGAATGGTAAATTATCCAATATAGATAGTGAAGATCCATGCACAAAATTAGCTATAGAATATTACACATTGTATAGTCCGAATGCTTTTCCCAATACACATCCAATCATGGGAGATCCTGATACATTGTTTGACTTGTATAAATTTTCTAACTATTATTTATTAGATGAATTATCACAGACGATAGAAATTACTCAATGTGTCCATTGGATGAAGAAATGTTATCATAGGGCGATGAATGATTCATTATCTCATTCATCCAATAAGCAGTAAAAATACAATTTAATGGGTCATCAGATACTCCTTGATCATATAAATATTTTCCAAGAAATAAAATAAATTCTTCTTCATCATTCAAATCAAAATTAAACATTTGAATAAATTATTTTTTTTCTTTTAAAGCTTCTTAAAAAAAACTCTAAACATGTGCGGTGGTTGTGGAATTTCTTCATGCGGTGGATGTGGTCCTTATTATGGAGGCTGTGGATATGGCCCCTACAATGGTTGTGGATACGGCTATCCCTATTACTATAACGGTTGCTATGGCGGCTATTATGGTGGATACGGATGCGGTGTAAGCCCCTATTACTATAACGGTTGTGGTTATTATCGTGGTGGATGTTGCTAAACAAATAATACCAAAAAAATATATTATTGATATTAATAATATATAATTAATTTACGCCTTAACAGCTACAGGACGTGAGGCAAGAGAAGCCTTGTATTCGGGTGAATTCTTCCAATTGCTAGCAACTAGCTTGAAAATTTGCTTATGATCAAGAGTTGCGCCAGGAGCCAGAGCAGCTTGAGCATTCGCCTTTTCAATGGGGAGATACTTCTTCATATAATCGTTATAAGCTGAATTGCGTGGAGGAGCATTGGGATCCTTTGGCTTAGCCTGACGCTTAGTCTTTGTGAGTGTGACAGTTTCACCAGCAGGTGTAGTAGCTGGCTTGGCATTAAGAATAACTGATGCTGGAGCATTAGTTGCTTCGGCAACCTTTGTCGCACGCTTCTTTGGTGCAGCAACAGCTGGTGTAGCAGCAACAACAGGAGCGGGTGTTTCAACCGCCTTTGTCGCACGCTTCTTTGGTGCAGCAGATGTTGCTGCTGGGGCAGGAGTGGGAGGAGCAACAACTACAGGTTCAGGAGCGGGAACAGCCTTAGCAGGTGAACGACCCTTCTTAGCTGAAGCAGTAGCAACAGGGACAGCAGTTACAACAGGAGTAACAGGAACAGCAACGGGAGCAGGAGTAGTAGTCTTAGTCTTTGGAGCCATTTATTTTTAGTATAAATAGTTTTCCTTTTAGGATAGTTGTAGCTTGAATTTTCTTTGCAATTTTATGCATACAAAAATCTTTTAAAATACATCAATGAATTGAATTTTTTATTTCATTGATTAAAATTTTCACAATAAAAACATCTTTTAACTCTCAAAATGAACTCAGCTATCAATTGGAAAGTATTCAACCCCGAAAATATGACTGCGGCTGCGCCAAAGTCACGAGAAGTTATTACCAATCAAGGAGGAAAAGTAACAGCATGGAGTATCCCACTTAAGTATAAGTATCCAAATGGAGCAGTAGCTGAACTACAAGTAGATTATCCCGAACTTCATACTTCGTCCGGAATTAAGACGAAGGTAATGGGTGATGGAAAGTATACTAAGTATCAGCTCGTAGGATCTGTCTTCCTCAATGAGGATGATGGACAGGCTTTCTACGACAATTTTGTTGTTCCATTTAACGAACGAATTATTCAACTTATTGTAGAAAATTATGAAGTAATGAATCCTCCAAAGGGTCCCTCACCCAAGGATAAGGAATCCAAGTATCGAACACTTACTGAGGATAAGTATATGCAAACATTCTTCTTCCCTAGTGATAAGATTACAGGTCAAATGATTGAAGGATCCAATCCAATGACTGTTTTAAATCTATTGGATTTCCAAAATCTAAAGACACTTTTTACAGATATTAAGAAGAATCCAATTAGTGACCCTGAAACGGGAAAGCGTTGCTCATTCGAAGAGACGATCGATCTTCTCGGTGGAATTGGATTTACTTTCCGCCCTCGTGTATCTCATACCAAGATTGATTGTGGAGTTATTTACCGTGCCAGTTCATCTATCAAATCTTCTCTAGTATATAACTTTATTGAAGGAAACAATGAAAGCTACCAAGATGAGGTAGCGGAAGAAGCTCAACAAAAGTATGGAGATGCAGCTATTGAAGGATTCAATAATACTCTTCTAGCTCTAAAGAAGGCTAAGAAGGAAAAGATTGGGTCTTCTACTATGGATACTAAGTCATCAGAAGAGAATGATTCACCCCTAACAGGGACTGTCTATTCATCCTCAAAGTCTGCTCCTTCTCGAAAGACAATGACTATGGCCAATAACAAGACCCCCATTGAGCAAGAGCCTGAGCAAGAGGAAAATTCTTCTGAAGATACTCAAACTCAAGAAGTAAAGCAAAAGGAAGAAGATACTCGACCAAGTTTCCCAATCTTCCCCAAGCGAACAAATAACAAGAAGAAGTAAATATAAAAAGTTAAATCATATTATTTTATAAAATAATCGTTTTTTAATCAAAAAATCATTTATTTTTATATTTTTATTAATAATAAATATTTATTTTCATAAATAAATATTCCTGAAAATTTATTAAAAATTTCATAATTGTTTTTGCGTATAAAAATTCACCCTCAATTAGTAAATATCCTTGAATTTTTTACAAGGGTAACCCACATTTGCAAAAATTGATGATTTATTCTTTGCAATTTTGCGTTATTTTTGATTTTTACTATGTTTTTTTTAAAATAATATATTTAAAATAATGCATAGAGAATATTCACCAATTAAACGGTCATCAAAGAAAGTCCAAAAATATTTATCCCGTCCTTTGAAATCTCCTCTCAAAATAAAACGGAATCATACTTATACTAAATCTGAATTATCTAAAATGACTATACCAGAAATAAAAAATTTCATAAAGAGTTCAATATATAAAATTCCCTCATTTATTAGGAGAGATAAATCCTCATTGATTGAGTATGCTTATTCATTGACTATTTGATTTAGTTTTTTTGTTTCTCAATGAAAATATAATGATTATTATAATTAATAATACAGCTAATCCAACGGATACACCAATAATAATATATTTCGTTTGATCAGTTAATGGAGGAGGAGGAATAGGTTCTCCACCACCCCCT